TTATAGTTCAAATTACCGCCTGTGAATGGCATATTTCCAAAAACGCATATTGGTGCGGAGGAGCGATTGAGAGTGAAGTCGGTGCTGTGCATGACTGCCAATTAGTAGCCGCTGCCTCTAACCCTGCTGCAAGGCGTATGAATGGGGAAAGGCTAACCATTGGCAGTCATGGACAGCATCTTAAGTCGCGAGGACTCAACGCGTGACTGGGGTTACCCGGCGCGGGGGTGCTGTCCAATAATCTAGTAAAGGGCCGGGGTCACGGTTAAACATCGAACCGGGCACAAAACACCCGGCTCTTTATTCAAAAAGGAGTGAAATGGAACAAGGCACAAAAAATATGGTGACGTCTTTGGAAAAGATCATGGTGATGGTGACGTCTTTCGGAAATGCCCAAAGAAAGTTCTTGGTTCTGTCTGCGTTGTTAGTCCTGTCGTTCTGGGTGTCCATTGCTCTCATGCAAGACGTTCGGAGGATAGAGAGTATGGTTTTAAAAACTCAAACGGAAAATGAGGCCATCAGGCACAACGTAAACGATATGTCTGGAATTATCCGGGAATTGGAGTCGGATTTGGACAGCATGAGAACGCTGATAGGGGACGCGGAGAAATGAACACGGCAAAAGATAAATGTGACCCGATAATTGAAGTTTATGAAAAGTATAAGCACCTTGATTACTTATTGGCAGATAAAGATTGGGTGGGCGGTGGAAAGCATCAGGCAACTATAACCCGTGATCTGTGGGCAGCCATAAAGGATTATGCAGAGATATCCCATGATTTGTGGACGGCTGTAAAGGATTACGCAGAGGTGAAAAGCAATGAATAAGCACACGGCGGAAAAGATCATGGTGGATGTGATTATCAAATGGGGCGGCGCTTTTACCCCCTGGCTGGCGGACGTTGCGACTGTGCGGAACTCCGTTGAACTGGCGGGAAAGATTGTGAGGGCGGGGTGTGGTGTTGAGCTGGGGAGAGTGATGGAATCGGCCAAGATAATCCGGCAGTGGGCGAACATTCAAAACAATACCAAGGTGGATTTGACGGATGAGCGGCTGGCGCGGCAGTTGGCGAAATGCATCTCGGCGAATGTTGGGCGGAGTGATGAGGAAAAGGTTACACCCGTGGCGGGCGTGGGTATGGGTGGTGGTTTTACGGGGGGGCTGTGGTGACCACCCAACACCAAATAGGCCGGGCAGAAATCACCCTAACCCTCCCGTGGCCGGTTTCGGCGAATCGATATTGGCGTACCTATCAGCCATGGGGATTCAAGTCTGTTGTTACGGTAGTTTCCAAGGAGGCCAAAGCCTACAAGAACCAGGTGCTGCTCCTAGCTCGCCGGGCCGGTATCTTGCGCCCGCTTTGCGGTAAGGTGTCCGTACACCTCCAGCTTTACCCGAAGCGTCCGCTGGACTGGAAAAAGCGCCAGACAGCGGACCCGTTAGGCTGGGATATGAGCGTCAAGTGTTTGGATATCGATAATGCCCGGAAGGTGCTTTATGACGCCTTAAAGAACGTGGTGTTTGAGGATGATTGCATGGTGTGGCAGGACTCCGCCGAGCGCATGGTTCCGGACGGGATGCCGGGGCCGGACGGTTCCGGCGGGCGGGTGCTGGTTACGGTGAGGGAGCTATGAGTGGTAAAAGTAACGGATAACGGCATAACCCAAGGAGCGCCTATTGCAAACCAAATCAGCAGCCATAGAGCTTGATCCGATCCGCCTGGAGCGGGATTATTACCGCAACATTTTCTGGGCAGCCTACAACCTGTTCCAATCTCACGCCGATGCATCCGTGCCTGCCAATCTACCGGACGGTTGTTATACCCAGACCGGCGGGCCGCATGATCCCGCTTGGGAGTGTTGGGCACGCTGGCGGGCCGATTTCCACCTGTGCGGCCAAACGCGGCTCCCGGAGATTGAGGAGCGGATATTCACGCTGCATATGTGCCTGGGGATATCGGAGCGAGATATCATTTTTCAAATGGAATTGGGATCTTATAATACTCTGGTAGGCTACAAATCAATGATTGCTGAGAAGATGGGCCATTTCCTGGAGAACACCGGTTTATGGCCGATAACTGCATACCTCGAAAATGGGGTGCCCCAAAATGTTTATACCGAACTATCCAACAACGGCGCACCTTTCAGCGGTAAAGCTAAATAGTTCAACGGGTTGAATGTGTATAATTAAAACAGATGAGAAAAACAAAAAGCAAGCCAAAAGAACCGGCGCAAGCAAAAGCCGATGCAGATACCGCCGCCGGACGCTGGCGCAATCGCATAGTCGGGCACGGCTCCAAACCGGCGGATCAATTCACCGGACACCCGAATAACCCGAGAAAGCATCCACAATCTCAGAGGGACGCCTTGCGAGGCTCGCTTGATACCCTCGGCTGGGTGGCGCCGGTTATCGAGTCGGTCAATTCTGGATTTATCATCGATGGCCACGAGCGGATCTGGCAGGCGCTGGCCGCCGATAACGCCGAGGTGCCTTACATCCAGGTGGACTTGACGCCGGAGGAGGAATCCCAGGCGCTGCTCAGTCTGGACTTTATCGCCGCCATGGCTGAAACCGACAAAGTCAACATGGATGAATTGCTGCGGTCGTTTAATTCGGATAACGCCGACGTGCAGACGTTCCTGGCGGGGCTGGCGCAGGAGAGCCACCTGGACTTTATGGGGATCAACGCGGCGGCGGCTGAAATGGCCGACGCTGAACCGCAGATCGACAGGGCAGAAGAGCTTAATAAGGTTTGGCAGGTAAAGACCGGCGACCTTTGGCAGATCGGTTCTCACCGGCTGCTTTGCGGAGACTCTACCAAGGCCGAGGACGTTTCCAGAGTTATGGATCAAGACAATGCCACCCTTGTTTTTACCGATCCACCCTATGGAGTGAGCATCGGCAAAAAGAATGCAATGCTAAACACCTTCCAGCCTTCTGGAAGGTGTTTAGCCGACTTAGAGTTGGATGACATGCAACCAGACGATCTTAAGGTGATGCTCCTAAATTCATTTAAGTCTTGGAAGCCATACTTTTCGGACGATTGCTCTGTTTTTGTTTGTAGTCCGCAGGGAGGTGGTTTAGGGATGATGATGATGATGATGATGCAAGAATGTGGCCTAACCGTTAAGCACATCGTCAACTGGGCGAAAAATGCACCCACATTTAGCATGGGGAGATTGGATTATGATTACCAGCATGAACCCATTCTTTTCACATGGATGAAAACACATAAAAGCAAAAAAGAGGGAATGTTTAAATCATCTTTATGGCATGTCGATAAGCCCATGAAAAACAAAGAGCACCCCACGATGAAGCCTGTGGAGTTGCCAACCAACGCGATCCTTAATCATACCGATGTTGGGGACATTGTGGTTGATATGTTCGGTGGATCAGGGACGACAATGATAGCAGCAGAAAACACCAATAGGGTCTCAAGGATTATTGAGAAAAGTGAAAACTTCTGCGCTGTCATCCTCCAACGAATGAAAGACGCGTTTCCAAACCTTGAGATATCACGATGCGACACGACTGGGTAAACATCCGCGCCAAGTACGAGGCGGGCGCAACGCAAAGCGAGTTGGCCCGAAAGTTTAAAGTAAGCCGGACGGCTATCCAGTTGCATATCAAGGCCGAGGGCTGGCAGCAGGATATCTCCAAATCGCTCAACCAGAGGGTAGAGGCAAAACTTGCAGGTTTACTGGCAGGTGGCAACCCACATCAAACAGCCGTTGCGCTTGACGTTGAGGCGCAGAAGCGGGTGGACATTATCACCGGTCACCGCAAGGAATGGACGGAAGTTGCAGGTCTCCGCTATATGGCTTTGGGTTACATCAAGGAGAAGAGCGTGCCGGAGTCATTCGAGTGCATGAGGCTAGTCAAGATTACCAGCGAGGTCACCGCCATAAAGCAGGCGGGCGAGCGAAAAGCATGGGGCATTGACATGCCTTACCAGCCGCCACAAATTAACGTATCAGCTTCCGCCATGGCGTCGGCAAATGGGGATTCCATCACGGCGGCTCTAAATTATGACGATTTCGCAAGGGCATTTTCCGAAGCATTCCCCGTCGCTTACTCAAATGGCGTGGCAAATGCTATCGGAGACGGTTTTCAACAACAAATGGATCGTTAAGAAGCCGCACCCCAAGCAAGCCGTATTCCTGGCATTACCATGCCGGGAGGCGCTGTACGGTGGCAGTGCAGGCGGTGGTAAAACGCTGGCCTTGCTATCCGCTGCGCTTCAGTTCGCGGACGTGTCGGGCTACAACGCTCTACTCCTTCGCCGGACATACCGGGAACTGGCTATGCCGGGCGGTATCATGGACGAGGCTCACGCCTGGCTACGCGGGACTGATGCGCATTGGAACGGCATCGATCATCGCTATGAGTTCCCATCCGGGGCCACGTTGACATTTGGATACCTGGAATCGGACGCCGACAAATACCGGTATCAAGGGCCAGCCTTCCAGATGATTGGAACGGATGAGCTCACGCAACATCGGGAGGAATCCTACAGGTACATGTTTTCACGTATCAGGCGGGAAACGGGGGTAAACGTTCCGCTCCGAATGCGGGCCGCGTCGAATCCAGGCGGTATCGGCCATGAGTGGGTAAAGCAGCGATTCATAACCGGCAGTTCTGCCGAGCGGGTATTCGTGCCGGCACGGCTGGAGGACAATCCATCCCTGGATCAAGACGCCTACCTGCAATCACTAAACGAGCTGGACCCGATAACGCGGGCGCAGCTCTTAGAAGGCAACTGGGAAATCAGCGGCGGCGGGAAGGTATTCGACCGCTCATGGTTTCGGATTGTGGATTCCGCGCCAGCTGACCTGCTTTCCACGTGCCGAGGTTGGGACTTTGCGGCGACTCAGGACGGCGGCGATTACACAGCGGGCGTTAAGATATCCAAAGGCAAGGACGGGATTTATTATATTCACGACGTTATCCGGGGCCAATGGTCACCGGGTAACGTCGATCGAGTCTTCAAGACTGCTAGCGATGCTGACGGGCGCAAGGTGAGGATCCGCTTTGAGCAAGAAGGCGGGGCGTCCGGGAAAAAGGTTGCCTTCGATTATGTGCGGCTCATGGCCGGGTATGATGTGAAGCCGATTCCGGCAACAGGCTCGAAGCTGAGCAGGTGGCGGCCACTCGCGGCGCAGGCTGAAGCCGGTAACGTAGTTCTAGTTCGGGGGGCCTGGAACGGGGCATTTCTTGATGAATTGCACAGCCTAACAGCGGATGACGAACACGCCAACGATGACGCCGCCGACGGCGCAGCGATAGCATTCAACGAGCTGACATCCGGGGTCACTGGGGGCTTGCGGCAGGTATCCGGGTTCTGATAAGCAAAAGCAAAAAAAACGATATTCACATGCCAGTAACAAACCGACATAAACAATACCTATCCATGGCACCACTATGGCGACGGGTCCGTGATGTTTTGGAGGGCTCCGATACCGTAAAAAACAGGAATATTGATTATCTGCCCCGGCTTGGACTTCAAAAGGAGGTCGAATACCAGGCATATAAGACGAGGGCCAACTTCTACGGGGCAACCAGTAGAAGCGTGGATGGAGTTTGCGGAATGGTTTTCCGCAAGAATCCCACCATCGGAGGTCCGGACCAAACGCAAGAAATTATTGATCGGGCTTCCGGTTCTGTTGGGCGCTTTGTTGACGTGTGTCGCCTGGCATTTTACGAGGTAGTAGCATTGAGCCGCTTCGGTCTTTTGGTGGACATGCCGAAAAAGCCCATCAATGGGATATCGAATCCATACCTTATCCCTTACCAGGCCGAAGACATCATCAATTGGAAATGGACCATGGTCAACGGCGAGCCGGTTACGTCTATGGTTGTTTTGGAGGAAAGGTATGACGTGGATGGGCCTGATCTGTTTACGTCGATTGAGAAAGTAAGGTATCGCGTCCTGTTCCTGGATAACGGCATTTACAGACAACAGGTATGGGAGGAGGTACAAGCGCTCCCTCACGGGAAGACTGAGCTTGTCGTGGTAAAGGACATTGTCCCGAATGTTATGGGAGTTCCTTTCAAATCGTTACCGTTTCAATTCTTTGGCGGTTCCGGAGGTAATCCTACCGTTGAAATCCCAACGATACTTGATATGGTGGATCTTAATTTATCGCATTACAGGACTTCCGCCGACCTGGAACATGGCCGCCATTTCACGGCGCTGCCTACTCCATGGGCGGTCGGATTTCCAACGCAGGATGAATATCACATTGGCAGTTCTGTCGCTTGGGTAAGCTCCGACCCGTCCGCGCGGGCTGGGTTTCTGGAGTTCTCCGGGGCAGGACTGGCGAGCCTGGAACGTGCCCAGGAGGAAAAAGAAAAGAAAATGTCCTCCTTGTTTTCCCGTATGCTGGAAGGCGCAGGACCGGCGGAGACAGCAACAGCCGTATCCATGCGCCACGCCGGAGAGCAGGGGGTTATTCAGGCGTTAGCCAACGATGTAAGCCTTGGGCTTACCCAATGTGCTAAGTGGATTATGCGGATGTCCGGTGTATCCTCAGAGGAAACGCTAGATACCGTTGAGGTGTTGTTAAACACCGAATTGGTTTCCATCGGGCCGGATACTGCCCTACTGGATGCCTTGATCAGGGCGATGCAAGCAGGTGCCATGCGTAAAGAGACCGTTATTTACCAGATGTCCAAAATGGGGTTATTGCCGCCCGGCACAGACTACCAGCAGGAGGTCCAGGAGTTGGCCGCCGTTGAGGTGTTGTAATGCCCGGCGGGATCAGTGAGGAGAAATTCAAATGGTTCGCCTCAAAGATGAAGCGGATAATCGTTTTGGCGATGAAGGGGTTGCAAGACAAAACTCCGTTGCGTGCCGTTATGGAAGCCCTCGGGAAACGGGATTTAGTCTCCTTGATGTCGGCTATCCCATGGACCAGCTTGAATGGCGACCTGAATCAGGTAAAAGGAGTTGTTCTTGACATTGTTCGCTATGAAGCCGACCGGCTGGCTTTGAAGGATGCGGTTTCTTTTGACATCACCAATTCGAGGGTTTATGAGTGGATTGACGCTCGCGGGGCCAAGCTGGTAAAGGAAGTCACAGAAAACACCAAGGAGGCTATCAAGACGGCTGTTACCTATGCTTATGACAAGGGCAAAGGCCCAAGGATTATTGCTGACGAGGTAATCAGTCATATCGGACTGCTTTCCAGGCAGGTAGCAGCATCCGAGAACTACCGTGCCGACTTGGAAAAGCTGGGCATGGACCCGGCGAGGATCGACAAAACCGTAAAACTTTACGAATACCGATCACTGCAATACCGGGCGAATACCATAGCCAGGACGGAGACGATAAACGCAGCGGCAGCAGGACAGCAGTTCTATTGGGCCTCTGCGGTTGCAGACGGGCTCCTGGATAAAGAACAGTTTGTTGTGGAATGGAGTACGGCGTCGAATGATGCTTGCTCTGAATGTATTGACATGGATGGGATGATCCGTGAAATTGACGGGGTCTATTCGAATGGAGTAGAAATGCCCACCCTGCATCCGAATTGTAGATGCGTGGAATCGGTTATTGAGCGGGAAACGGCCGGGCCGGCGAAGACGTTCACTCCGGGGGCTACGAGGCAACCACCGGCGGCAACGCCGAAGCCGAAGAGGGTTAAGCCGAAGCCGGCTGCGCCTACACAGCCACCTAATCAACCTACGGCCTCCGTATCGGCACCGGTTACGCCTGTTGTGAAAAAACCGGATACATATACGAATCAATTGACGATAGCTGAAGCGGAAACCCACGCTAAGGAATTATTTCCGCACATGGATTTCGAGTTTACGGGGGCACACATTGACGCGATTAATCCGACGATGGCGCAATTCGCAAAACTGTCTAAACTATGGCCGGAAGTATCTAATAAAATTACATATTTAGGAACTATGAATAAGTATCCCTGGGTCGACGAATTAGCTATAGCTGTTGGATCAGAGATAGGGATTAATCCTTTAAAATTCAATGCTCCTGACCTCCTGTTGAATCGACTGGGGATAATGGAGAAAGGCGGATGGAACCCGAAAGGTTGTGACACAATTGAATATCTTGTTACCCATGAATTCGGTCACCATGTCAACAGTAATACAGAAGAAAGGATTTTTAGTGCAAGGTCTGTCCTTTTTGATTTCGGAAGGGTTAAAGACGTCTACTACAAAATAATAGATTACTTTAAACCTGGCAGTGCTGACGTTTGTAATTATGCTGCGAAAAATGATTCGGAGTTATTTGCAGAATCTTTTGCTATGATGTATCATACACCAAATAGTAAAAAACCGAAATTTTTAAGGTCTTTCGAAAAGTTGATGGAAATAGCAAAACAATCGTTTGGCACTAATCATTCTTTGTCCGATACCACAACATGGGCTGCTGAAGATTGGAGTAAGTTTAGAGATGAAAGAGATAAAACGTATAAATATTTGGGAATAAAATGAGTAAATATCTACCACCTCAATGCCTGGAATGTTCGAACCTACGTGAACAGCCAGATCATGTCGGAGAAAAGGCTAAGTGCGAAGCCTTCCCAGATGCTATCCCAGACGAAATATATTTTATGGCACATCCGCACAATGACTCGTATCCGGGCGATAATGGAATCCAGTTCAAGGCGAAGGATAAATAAGCATAACCCCATCGATGGAATCATCCACCCAAGCCCGCCGAGTGCGGGCTTTTCAGTTTCAGGACAGTTTAACGAATCATTTCCGGTTTACGGTTCACAATGGAATACTCAAAATCATCGATACCCAGTACCTTCCAGGTTCCGCTCAGAGCGGAAACAAAGCAAAAGGGACGCGCCACTTTAATTATCGGGCTGATTGCCATGGCGATGGTACGCTTCAATGTCTACCCTGAAAAGCTGGAGGGATTCGGGATAGCGCTTCCCAAGGAAAACCATCTCCAAATTCTGGTTATCCTTGCGGCTGTTATCGCCTATCTTCTGGCCGGGTTTCTTTATTATGCGATTGTCGATTTTGTAGAGAATCGGACCAGGTTCTACCGGGATAAAATTAAGGAACACAACGAAGTAAACCAGAAACCTACAGAGGATAGCCCGATTATCGTTCCGTCGCAGGTAAGGTTCTATCAGGAAAAGATTGCCAAGTGGTCTATCTACAAATACCTGTTCGTTTGGGGGTTGATCTATGACGGACTTCTCCCAATCCTATTGGGCATATTGGCCATTTATGATATTTGTACCAAGTTTTAATTAGCACCGCATAGGGCTCCTACGGGAGCCATTTTTATTTAGGCCGCTGATTCAGCCGCGAGGGTTGATATCGAGCGGCCTTTTCTATTTCGGCTCTCGCGATGGGGGCCGTTTTTGTTTCGGGAGGAAACATGAAGCTCAAGTCCAAAGTAGAAGACATCAACGAAATCCCTGAGAAGTTCCGTGAACTTTACACAGAGCATGACGGAGCCTATTGGCTGGACGCCGAAGGGATAGAAGACACCTCGGGCCTAAAGAAGGCCCTGGAAGCGGAACGCAGGAACGCCAAAGAAGCATCCAAGAAGCTCAAGGAATACTCCGAAAAGTATTCTGACCTTGACCCTGAATCAGCGCGTGAGGCGATGAAGAAGGTTCAAGAGCTGGATGACAAGCGGCTGATGGATGCTAAGCAGTACGAAGAGCTGAACAAGCGCCAACTGGAACGGCTTGCCAAGGATCATGAGGCAAAGATGGCAGTCATGCAGAAAAGCCTTGATGGACTGTTGGCCGAGCGCGACAAGACCTCCGCCAAACTCAAGGAAACTCTTCTGGAGGCCAAACTTCAAAGCGAGTTTTCCAGTGCAGGAATGATTCCTGATGCAATCCCTATTTTCATGAACGGCGTCGCTAAGAGCACATGGCAACTCAATGATGCCAACGAACTGGTGCCAATGGAAAACGGAGATATCATGCTCGGCCCGGATGCGCGGCCTTTGTCTCCCCGCGCTTGGATCGAAAAGAAGCGCGCCGACGCATCTACACGAATTTTCTTTCCTCCATCTCAGGGAGGTGGGGCCACCAATCGTCCGGCAGGCTCTAACCCTGGGATCGTAACCATGTCACGCCAAATTGCTAAGGAAAACCCACAGCAATATAACGCGGCTAAGGCTCAAGCAGAAAAAGCCGGGGCCAGGCTTGAGCTTGTCGAATAACCACCATCCCCGGTGAATCGATTGAAGGAGTTTAATTATGGCTTCACCTAGTAATGTTTTTTTATCGTCTTATGATCCCGTCCGTTATGCTTTGGACGCTTTGCCTTTCTTGCAAAAAGCCCTTGGTATGGCAGCTCGGGTTCACCGGGGGTATAGCGCTCAGAAATCCGAAAAAGGCAAGTTGATCTCGATCCCCAGCCCGCAGTCCTTTACGGCTGGAGATGCCCCTGCCGCAATCACCAACCTGACGCCCAGCGAAGTCCAGGTAAGCCTGGACTACTGGAAGGAAGTTAAAATCGCCATCACGGATAAAGAAATCAGCCACATGGGTGGAAATATCGATCTCGTGATGCAACATCACCTGCCCCGGGCCGTCTACGGCCTGGCGGATGCAATCGACCTGTATCTGTGTGATCTGGCTCTGAAGGTCCCCTGGTTTGTTGACGCCGAAGGAACCACTTCCACCAAAGATATCACCAACGCTCGCAAAATCCTTTTTGACAACAAGGTGGACGTGAACGGTGGAGATATCCATATGATGGTCAATTCCGACATGGAAGCCAATCTTCTGAATCTGGCTGCGTTCAACACGTCGAACGGGGCCGGGCAAGCCGGAGTCGAGACGCAGCTTCGCGGAACCATCGGGACCAGGTTCGGGGCGGAGATTTTTGCCAATCAAAATGTCATCAGTCACGTCAAGGGAACCTGTAGTGTCAGCACCTTGGCTGTAAATCTGCTTACTGCCGTTGGGTCTTCGACTATTGCGCTTGACGCCGTTTCCGTCACTGGAACCCTGGTTTCTGGCGATGTCTTCTCTATTGCCGGAGATTCCCAGAAATACGCAGTCACCGCCACCGCAACGGCTAGCGCCAATGCCTTTGCTTCCGTTAGTATTTGGCCCGTCCTGCAAAAGGAAGCCGCCAATAACGCGGTAGTGACGGTATACCTTGACGATCACGTTGCCAATCTGATGTTTCACCGCAACGCTTTCTGTTTGGCTACGGCTCCTCTTCCTGACATTGCTGATGGTCTTGGCCTAGGCGTTAAGATCGCGTCCGTATCCGACCCCATAACCAACCTGTCAATCCGCAACCGGCTATACTACGATGGGGATTATAGCTGCCTAATCTCTGCTTTCGACATCCTGTTCGGGTTCAAGTGCTTGGTGCCCAACATGGCTTGTCGTATTCGCGGATAATTCGGTTCTTATCCCCCGGGGCGCTGCTCTATCTTGAGGAGCAGCGCCCGAAATCCGCGAGTCTCATGGATAAATCAATACCCACGATAACGATATGTGACCCCGACAAACCCGGTGATTATTTGATTATCAACGCCACCGATTTCAACCATGAGAAGCACATCTTATGGGAAGAGCGGTTTGTTGAAACCTCCACCCCCATAAGAAATCTTGCACTTTCAGATACCGTTCTTGACGAACGGGCCAGTTCAAAAGAAATCAGTCATCGGCGAGGTCGCGGGCGACCGCGTAAACCGAAGGCTTTAACCGGCGGTGAACAATGGCTACAATAGCGGACGGCAACAATTCGTATTGCACTAAGGCTGATGCGGATACCTATTTCGCTGCCCGACTGCATTCTACCGTTTGGTCGGATGCTGATATCGGCGACCAAAACATCGCCCTGGTGATGTCCACGCGGCTGATTGATACATCCTTTATTTTTGAAGGGGGCCCGGTAACGATAGGACAACTCAAGCAATGGCCGCGACTTGGATTGTTTGGGCCTACTGGAGAGGTCGTTGATTATACGATTCCCACCTTATTGAAAGAAGCGACGGCAGAGCTTGCCATGGATTTGTTGGGGACAGATAGAACCCTGGATTCCGATTCTGACAACCTTGCCAGTTTGAGTCTTGGATCGGTGAGTCTTAACTTCAAAGATAAGCAGACCACCAGGAAGCCTATCCCGGATAGGGTAGTGGAAATGCTGCATCTTTGGGGGCGTCTCAAGGGGCAGGTTGCCCAATCAAGTGGCGGGCTGGTTAAGCTGGTGAGGTCCTAATGGCTCTAAACCTGAATAGTCTGGTTGCCACGGCAAAAAATATCGTCAATAACCTGGGCTTCCTGATTGAGGTAACCCACGAGCCATTTACCTCTGTCGATGCTTATGGCAATTTGCAGTATGGAACCAAAGCCACGCTGAAGGTGATGTCCGAATACCGGAAATCATTCATCTCGGCGGCTGGTATCGCCTTTGGATTGCAAAGCGCAGGGGGGCAGGCTCTTACCCCGACGATTACGATCATGGAGCCGATTACTATCCAAATGCAGGATAAATTTACATTCCCTGACGGGTCTACTCCTCAAATTTCAAACGTTGAGGGGGTTCTTCTCTCGACAGGTATACCGGTAACCAGGATAAGTTTCTAGCAGGGCTGTTATGGATTTATACGACAGTTTTAATAAGATCAGGGCCAAGTGGGCCATGGAGAGCGGCATTCGCTGTGTTACGGTGTGCCGTAAAGAATTTCTTAATGGGCAAGTGCTTAAACGGCGCACTGGGAATCTGGTAAACCGCATCTTTTCCAGGCTGACACCCGAAAAAGACGGATTCGAATTCGGCACCTCTGTTGATTATGGAATAGCATGGGAACTTGGATGGGACAAAGAAACCATCATTGTCCCAAAAAATAAGAAAGCCTTGGCGTGGCCCATTGGTCAAATGACCGGCAAAGGCGGGGCAGTAATTAAAGGCCCAAAGGGCAGGATATATGCCTTCTCCAAGCGGGTGGTTTTACCGGCACAGAAAGCTCGTCCGTTCCTGCGCCCCACGTTGCATAAACTTCAGGGTGTTTTTACGGTTACGGCTGAGACTGCATACCAGGGGTGGCTGAATGCAGCATTTAAAGAACGATATGTGATTCCGATTTAAATTATGACATTACGAGATGTAACAATCGCCTTGAGAGATGCCTTCTTGGAAAGTACAACTCTTCCTGCCGTTGTGCTTACCCCGCGCCAGCCGGACTTTATTTCCAGCGATTCTTTTTTTTCCATTTCCCTGGATAGCGTTAGCCGGGACTGTTCTGACCTGAAGCGAATTCACCCGACCAACACACGAGCGCAGTTTTCGGCTTTAATTGTGGTTAAGACCTATACGAATCACCTCACCCTGGAACTGACCGACATGATTGAGGAAGTGATTGCCATGGTAACAGCTCTGACCACAACATCTACGGGGGCATCCTATTATGTGAGTAACATAATGACGCAGTTTCATGAGGATGCCCGGTGGGCAGCAGCCATGGCTACGATTGTAGTTGAGGGGTACGAAGGTCAATGAAGAAGCTCCTGATTATCGGTTCCCATGAACGCATGTGGGACGATATTCATTCTCTGGATGATTACCATAAATACGACGTATACGCCTGCAATGAAGCGGCGGTAATGTATAGCCAGCATATAGATGTTCTGGTAACGCTCCATCCCGACAATCTGTATTTTGGGAAAGAGTGGGTGCAGCGAAGGGCGGCTATCAATTACACGAATAACAACTACCAAATCATTTCTAATTGGATGGTTGGAGAATTACTTTTAGAGGGGCGACCGGCTCTGGTAATGAAGGCCCCGACGGTAAGTGGCACTACAGTCCTGTTCGCTGTTATGTGTGGAATTTGGGCTGGGTACGATGACATCGCTATCGCCGGTGCCCCGATGGAAGACTCGCAATATCATGATTACCGTAAAGGCTGGGAAGAGAAGGTCGCCGTTCTTCGTGGTACGATGGTCAGGAGCATGTCCGGCTGGACAAAACAATTTTTAGAATCAATCGAATTACAAACTAACCCATAGGAGGGCTTATGCCTATTGCATCCAAAGCGTACCGATATGCGTTCACCACGAATAAGCAGTCGGACATCAAAACCAAGATTGCCGACGCGAAGCTGATTCATAGTTTGCCGATGGAGGGGTTCGCGCCTACCACCATTGAATTCCCGAATGCCGTGAGTGACCGGGACCGCTATGGAAAGGGGCATGATTTTGCCACGTGGTATGACAGGATTACCAGGTTGTGGCGAATTCCCTCCCGTGGATACAGTCTCAGTCCATTGTCGGCGCTTTACATTCCTCTGATGGTGATGGGAAAAGTAACCTCAAGCACATTGATAGCCGGGGCATATTCCCATAAAATCGAGTTTGAGAACAAGGCCACAGCTCAGGAGTGCATTTATACCACTCTCATCGAGGAAGGCGGAGCGTCCTTCAAGCGCTACATTCTGGGCGCTGTTCTGAATAGTTTCAGCTTGGAGCTGGGGACCAAAGACCATGTAAAAATCACTACTGAGGGCCAGGCCCGCGATGTGGCGACTTGCGTTTTAGCCATGCCGGATTTGGATTCTGAACCTTGCTTCTTTAAAACCCTGGCAGGAACGTTTACCTTTGGAGTTTCCGGTGCTGAGCAGAACATCAGCACCAGCGTAATTGGCGGACAAATACAGGTAACCCAGAACCCGGAGCCTTTCTGGGTGCCCGGGGAGCTTTCCGCTGATATTGGGAAACCGACCTACTTTTTCCGAGGTCAGCAGGGCGTGACCGGCAACTTGAGGGTATTGATTGATTCAACTCTTCTGGCTCTGTTTGTCAACGGAACCGAATGTGGGTTGACGATCACCTTGGGCGGTTCTACGATTGGGGCTACCATCTACAAATATCAAGTGAAGATTGAGATTCCCCATCTGATAATCGCCTCGGGGGAACAAAGCGAAGAGGGCCAAATGGTGGCGCTTACGCTGGCATTCAACGAGCAAACCGTACTGAAACACCTCACCGATTCTGTCGTGTCTTTTACGGTGCAGACCGCTACCGCTGGAACCGAATTACTGGTCTCTGGATAGGAAATATTTGATGAAATATGAATTACAATCGGAATTAAGATTCCGGATCGATGTAAAGCATACAACCAAGGGTGGGGACGTAACTGTTCCCATCTTTATCACCATGAAACGGGTGGATAACGAGAAAATGATATCGTTCCGAAACGCCATCCAGGGTCGCTGGGAGGTCCGTCGTGGGGAACGGTTCTACAAGGACAATGGGAACAACCCGGAGCTGATTAACGATCTATTTAATCAGCATTTTGTTTCCATTCGCGTTGGCAACGGGGATGCTGGTGGCCTGGATGTTGTGGAGAAAGCTGACGCAAAACTGAGGATCAGGGAAAGGATCGTTGGGGCTTTCGGGTATGGTTGCGCCAGAGTGGAAAAGGCGGAATCTTCAGTCGAAACCGGCGACCAAGTCACTCTGGATGACCTGCTTGGCGGAAACGAAATCGTGGTTATGGTTACTGCTTGCGATGATCAGTGGGGTGAAAATGTTATTCGCACTGCGCATAGCTTTCGAAACCCTACGGCCAATGATGTCCGAAAGTATGATAAACGGATGTCAATCGGCATGGCCGACAAAGGGGTCATGAGCGTTCCCGAAGACCACCGACGCGTCAACGATTTATACAATTCCATGATTGAAAAGGTGGACGGGTACACCATCAATGGAAACGATGTCGCACAGGGGAACAAATCCGAGTGGATAGGGGTTATTCCCTATATCCACAAAGCCCTGGCTATCGGGTCTCTTTTCGACAATGAACTTCTCTCAAAAAACGAATAGAGGGTATCGAGCAGTTCCGGCAGGCAGTAAAGCTATGGCTTACAGGAATGAGCGGCCAAAGCCAGGATTGCCCCGACGAGCCTAGATGGGCGGAATTATGGCCGTTTGTAATTAATCCGAGCTTGGATACCCCTGGGGAGCAGGAAACGAAAATTAAGCGCCTTCGGCAAGAAGGAATTACGTGTTTAAAGCTCATGGTGGTTCCTTCCGCCTGCTATGGCTGCGAAAAGAATCCCCAAAAAGAGCAACCGGAAGAATCGTCAGAGCTGGTAGAACAATGGCGATTGGAGATTGACAGGATTGCCTTCATTTACGATGCCGTAAAGATGGGTCTCATTCAGAGCCTTTCCCTGCTGGACGCTATGGAGTTCCAGCTTTTGCGGGTTTATTGGTGGGAATCGGAACGTCAGAAAACAATGGCTTCCAATCCTTTAACACCTACGGAGTAAGAGGGAGAATAACGTGCCTGAGCTTGTATTCGTAACCAAAATGGATGATCGCGGGAAAGTGGCAACCGAACTCGTGAAGATCCAGACGAATCTTGATGAGCTTGCGGTGAAGTCTCAGAAGAGCGCCTCCGGGTTCGTGAAGGCCATGAAAGGCATGGAAGATGCCGCCATGCAGGTGGGGAAATACAGTGCCGTCATAGCCGCTCCGTTTGTCCTTATCGGTGGCTATGCCATGAATGCTGCGAGCGAATTCAAAAAGGCCATGAATATCGTCCGTGTCACTACCGGCGCGACGGGCCAAGACCTTAAAAACTATGGAGCCATAGTCCGGGATATTTTCTCCAAAGAGGATGAGAGTTTGCAGGATGTGGCGATTGCTTTCGGGGAAATGAAGCAGAGATCTGGTCTGGCTGGAGAAGCCCTGAAAGCGATGACCATTACCATGCTGGAGTTTGCAGACGTTTCTGGAATGGATGTTGGATCAGCGATCCGGCTCACATCCCGCCTTTTTGGTGATTGGTCAATTGCCACCGAAAAACAATCCGATGCCCTAAATACCCTACTACGGGTATCTCAGCTCACCAGGATTGACATGGGCCATTTGAGCCAGTTGATGACCGACTTCGGAGTCCCTATGCGCATGTTGGGGCTGACCTTCGAGCAGACCGCTATCATGTTTGGAAAATTCGAGCGTGAAGGCGTGAATGTCGAGATGGTTGTGGCCAGCCTCGGCAGGTCACTTAGCGCCTTTAATAGAATGGGAATTAAACCGGGAGAGGGCCTACAACAAGCGATTGCAGATATGAAAACAGGGACGTTGAAGCAAGCCACGGACCTGGCCAAGAAGTTGGTGGGTGGGCGTCCTGGAGTAGCGGAGAACTTTGCCGGAGCGGCCCGTGAAGGGCGGCTTGACCTTGAACCCCTCCTGAAACTTCTAGCCGCAAGCACGGACACCATTGCGAAAGCCAAAGAGGAGACTAAAACTTTCACGGATAGGCTGACTGAAATGAAAAATGCCGTGGAGGCTGCATTTATCCCTCTCGGAGCGGAATTGAATGTCAGGTTAAATGCAACTTTTATACCATTAATGCGGGATATGGCGGCAACTATTGTTAATTTGGTTGCTGGATTCAATGCGCTTCCTGGCGGAGTAAAGGATGGTGTTATTGCCTTTGGTGCAGTTGCGAGTGCGCTGGCTGTCGGGGCCCCAATGTTTGGATTTTGGATTGTCGGTGTTTTGAAACTGGCGGCGGCTCTAAAGGTCCTCGCTGTTGCCGCTGCCGCTCACCCCATAGTTCTTCTCGGCGTTACGCTGAGCACAGCCGCTTTCCTTGGTGTTACCAAATGGCAGGATCGGGCTGAGAATGCCAAGGCAATTGAAGAAGCCAAGGCCAGTTTAGCTGCCGGAATTGCCGGTAGAGAGAAAACTCTTAATGCCAACATAAAATACTTGAATAGCGTGGGTGTTCCCATCCCCAGCCCAGCCATCGGCGCGACCATGGCCGACATGGACAACTATGAAGTGTTGATCAACAAAATTTATGCTGCTTATGTAAAAACTGTCCCAAAGGTTCAGTTATTGTCTAGTGCCCATAAGCAGCTTACCGGAACAACGATGGAACTTGCCCAGGCCCATGGTGCGCTCAGCAACGCCAAGACTGCACTTATAAGAAAAACTCTCGCAGAATTACAGGCCGATTCGGAGAGTACAAAAGCAAGGGATGAGAAGGTAAAGTCCTTCAAGGAAAGCCAAGTCATAACGGAAACAGAGCTGGGAGCCATGAAAGTGCTGGAGGCCCAGGGAGTTCCAGTGTGGAAAATGTACGAGATGGTGTCCGCCAAGATGGACAAGATCACGGAAAGTTCCGATCCGCTCATTAAGAAGCTGCTGGAAATGAAAGCCGCCATGGGGACCGGTAAAGAAGCCTATGAGCTGTCCGTAAAATTGGCAGAAGCCGAAGGGAAGATACAGTCAATATTCCTAAACCGGGGGCAAGCAAAGTTTGACGTTCCTGGACCGAAAACCCTCTATGTTCCGTCTCTGGAAGAATGGCAAGCCGAGCAGATGGAGAAGACCACAGCGGCCCAAGGTAAATTTGCCGAAGCGCTTTATGACAACGTTGCCAATTTCAAGAATTACCGCAATGAGCTGACCTTAACGATTGGAACTATAAACCAGTTGGCGGTAGACGGTGAAGACCTGCGCTTAATTTATGAGCAGTTCGGGGGCGTACTCGAAAACCAGCCTGAAATGCTGAGCAAGGCCACCACGAAAATACTGGAACAGGGCAAGATGCTTTCCATCATCAATGATGGGTGGAAGAACATCGGCAAGACCATCGAAACGAGCATATCCGGGGCGTTCAGCGACATGCTTTCGCACGCCAAGACGCTGAAGGACGCATTGGCCGGAATATGGGATTCGATCAAGCGTTCGTTTACCGACATGCTGGGGGCGATGGTATCGGCATTCATGATGCGCTTTTTGACGCCCATTCTCACCCAAATCAGGGGACAGGCGACCGGGACCGGATCGCTGGCGGGCGGCATGGCGTCGATGATCCCTTCGATGGTAATGGGTGGCGGAGCTACGGGTGGATATCCCATGGGCGCATACGGTGGGGGAATCATCGGATCGCAATCCATGGGCGGGCCGTCTTTGGTGAATGGTGTTTATACCGCCGGTGGAGCGGGTTCTGGTGGACGCATGTCCGCGCTGGGAGGTGCCCTTGGGCCATACGGTATTTTTGGCGGGACTATGGGCGCTTCGTTGGGTGGTAACTATCTGGGCGGCGTCATGGGCGGAGGGACCGCCGGATCAATCCTGGGAATGGCCGCAGGCGGGATTGGTGGAGCTTTTGCCGGAGCTGGTATTGCTGGGGCAATGGGAATAGGAACGGCGAGTATGTCTGGTCTTTTGGCTGCGATGGGCGGTACGGTAGTTCTGGCTCCGATAGTTGCAGCAATCGCCGCCGCCGCACTTATAAACCACCTCTACAAATCCCCAGCCGACCGCGCCGCGCAAGAAACCCACAATGACTTCGGCGGAATCAATATGACCACGAAGACATTTGAGCAGTTCGCCGCGTCGCTTGGACTGGGAAAAAGACAGTATGAAGGAATCAGGAAAGACCTGACATCCTCTCCGAAGTTCCTGACGGAAATCGCCTACCCGCTCGCCCAACAACAGGGCAAAATGACCGAATTCTTAAAAAGCCTGGAAGCGGTGTCCACGGCTTGGGGGACGTTCAACTTTCGTACAGCGTTTGAAGCATGGGTTAAGACCGGCAATTCCGATGCCCTAAACAAGGCGTTCACGAGTGCCTTTGCTACCAGCCAGGCGCTTCAGCAGAACCTCCCCGATTGGAGAAACGTTTTAGCCGCTTCCGGCGCCGCAGGTAGTTCTACCAGTCCGGTAAGATTGCCGATTAACCGACCGATCACCACAACCCCGGTTGCACCGGTAACCCCGTCGCCGATCATCACACCCACGGCGCGACCGGTACCACAACAGATAATCTTTTCCCCAACGATAAACGCAGTTGACGGGGCGGATGTCACCCGTGTAATGAGGGATAAACTTTTTCCCGCGTTCATTGACATGCTCAAAAACAACACGGCTTCTTCCCGGCAACAGCTTACCCAGGTGCTAACCTAATGGCAAACGGCGGCTACATCACGGCAAACCTTGTGACCGGAATGACAGGCACGACCCCGGAAACCGCTTTCCCGGAAGCGAACCTGCACGATGGTAACGCATCGAAGCCATGCCGGTGGAACGCCGCAACGATTACCATAACCGTTACCGCCTCCGGGAACTGTACGGGTATCGGGATCTGTGGCCACAACCTGAAAGCCGGGGCCACCTGCACCATTAATTCAGTTTCGGTTACGGTACATGAAGGTCAATCCATCTGGTACAAGTTCCCGTCCGCCACGAATTCAGCCGTGATTGCCATAGGGAGCAGCGGTGTTGCCAAGGTGGGCATCGGGGAAATCGTGATGGGCGTGGTTACGGAGTTTGGCAGTAATTTCAGCTATGGGTGGAATGAGAGCCGCACCTATATGAACGATGTCCATGAAACTGAATATGGGGTGCAATTAATTTACGAGAAATGGAACACCGGCGTAATCCAATTGTCTTTCCAGAACATGAGTTCGATTGACGTGAGTGCCTTGCGAGCGCTATACCAAACGTGCCGGGGGAATTACACGCCGCTATTGCTGGTGCTGGATTCGACATTGGGACCTTGCTATTTTGGCCGCTTTAGGAACAATTTCACCACGACTTACACGACCCTTGGGAGAAATACCTCCATTCTGGAGTTCGGTGAAGATCCTATGGGGGCCTTCCTGTCATGATGCGCTGGATTACCCTACTCGCTATCCAGACGGACGCCACGCTGGACACATGGAAACATTATTCCTCTTTGGGTGTTTCCGTGCCGGACTGCTTTTACGAGCCTCTTGTTGTGGACTTTGGCTCCCTTACCCGGAGCATTCCCCTAAAGCCAGGATTACCTTCCGTTTCAGACATTTCCATCACCCTCGCCAACACCACGCTTGAGTTTTCCAAACTACTCGCCACGGTGGACCTTCGCGGGAAGGTCGCAGTTATCAAGATTGGGAGGGAGGATACCTCTTACTCCTCCTTTCAGCAGATCTTCTATGGAAAGATTGTCAATGTCCAGTTGACCGGTCCGGCTTGTACCCTCCAAATTAAAGATTTCATCGTTGACAAACTCAAGGAGACGCTTCACTGCGAGATCAACTCTTCGTTATTCCCAGCACTGGGAATGCTTGAGTCGATATTGGTGCCCAGCGCTCCGATAGTTTATGGAGATTGCCAGGACCCCATTACCGGTGGCAGGGTGCCTTGTCAATACGTGGGGCAGGGATCGGACGGGAAGCATCAATACGTGGTTGCCCAGCACGAGGTGTAGGTTATTCAGGTTTACAAGCTGACGGCTCTGGAAGGGGAGACCATTGATTATTCCGTGGTTGTGGATAGCGACCTCGGCTGGACATTCCTGCTTTTCGATGTTGACCAGGAAGACCCGGAGAAACCCGGCAGCGAGATTATTATCAGTGCCGACGTGCTGGGGTACAAGCATGGGACTCCCGCAGGTCTGATTGAGAACCCGGCCACGGCACTACGCCATTACTTGGTAACCTATGCAGGATTCGTGCTTGGAGATTTCGACGATGGTATCGTATCGGCAACAGTCGATAAGCTGAATACGGCGGGAATCAAAATATCCGGAGTAATAACGGAACCCGCAACCCACGAGCAGGTTATCGCCTGGTTCTGTTCGAATTTTTCCTTAGATTTCTGGATCACTACCGCCGGGAAAATCTGCATTGGATACAACCGATATGAGGCGATGACACCAGGGCAGTCCCTTAGCGATGTCGGCGGTCAAATCCTTAAAGGCGGTTTCTCCCTGGCATACAACCAGGACGTGGTCAATGAGATGGCGATCCGTCACTCGTACAACCCGGTAAGCGGGGAGTACGGGAAGACGATGGAAAACCTGGAGAACCTGGCCAGTTCGGATATCATCGGGAAGTTCACGGAAAGCCTGGATCTCTGCCTGGTCGGGGACGATCACACCGCGCAGTTGGTGGGCGGAATCCGCCTTTTCTGGAGTGACGAACAGCGGCAGTTGGTAACCCTGGTGCTTTCAGCTCCCACGATCACCGATGCTGTTGAATTGGCCGGCATAGTTTTGGTAACCCACTACGCAGGGCCGCAATCCTCCGGAACGGGGTGGGTAAATGTTCCCGTCAAGGTGCTGGATATGCAGTACCAGTTGAATGGCACGCCTATCCTACGGGTATCGGGTGTGGTGTTTCAAGCCAACGATCACAGCTACGCTTACGGTGAACCGGCGGCTAACGTCGTTCCCGGAACCGTTACCGAGAGCAATACCACCAGCGAATTGACCGCGACCTGGTCCCTGGTTGGTGGCGAGAACGATCCTGCCTATGTATGGGCCTATTACAAGCGGCACACGGAACCGATATCGAGCCTGCGGTTTGCTGCCTTTGTAGACCTTACCGACGATCCAAGTATCGGAACTATTACCTTCCTTCCGGGATTCCCGGCAACCGAGGAAGCGGACGCCCTGGATGTGGTTTTGGCTTCGGAATCCTCAACAGGAGTATTGGGGAAATTGTCCACCAGTCCATTGCTGACTTTGGCAAGTGGAAACCGGAGACGCCTTGCGAGCGTTGAGGATTTGGTTGCTACGCCTGGGACGGCTGGAATAAACAAAATCACGCTATCCTGGACAGCGATTGTCAATGGGAAATTGCGCAATTATTGGGTGTGGCGCAATATTCAGAACGTGTTACGGACGGATGACGCGCCAGCCTCGGCGGAAAACCCCTATGCCGTTCGGATTGCCGATAATATCACCTCAAACGAATTTATCGACAACGACATCACCCCGGACGTTGAGTATTACTATTTCGTGCAGGCGCTTACCAAGTCAGCAGCAAATGAAGCGAATGACGGAGCGTCCAGCGCACAAGGCCATGTGGATTCCACCGGTGGCGCAGGCCCCGGCCCAGACCTCCCCACCTACGATCAACCGGCCAAAGTAACAGGTTTTTCGGTAACGGAACAGGCTATGGTCGTAGACGCCAACGGGTCTTTGAAAAGCCAAGCATCCATCGTCTTCGTTCCTCCGAACAACACCGCTGATCCGAACGGATATTGGAAAACTGCGAAAATATATCGTGGCAAGCTGGTACAAGCCGATCCAGGAACACCTATCGGGGATCAAGGAGCAACGGTTGGAGGGGCAACGACACAGTTTGATGTTGTAGCCGACCTTACCGAGAGTTCTATGGTTATCCTGGAACCGTGGGCGGAAACCTCCGTATTTGCTGCGGTGTCCACCGGGGTTGTGAACAACGTGGGTGTAGAGGGGAGAGTCGATTCGCTTTGGCTGGATGCCGCCAATTACCAGGAAACAAGGTCCTGGGCGGAACTGGGTGGCACCGGCATGTTTGCCCAGTCCTTTGTACTGGATGAGAGTAGAAGCATTGCCCGGTGGGACCTGTGGATGAAACGGACAGGAAACCTGTTCACGGCAGCCGCCACGCTCCGATTGCGAGTAGTGAACGATTCCGTCGATGGTCCTGATGAATCTTCTGTGGTCGCCACTTCCGGCGATATTCTTTGCGCCGGAATCGATGTGGCCTCCGCTGGGGTGTGGGTCAAATTCAGCTTTTCGACCCCTGCCTCCCTGTCGGCTTCACCAGCGAAATACTGGTTGGTCTTGGAGCCAACCGGCACTTATGCCGCTGAATTCGAGACAGGTGTATCGTTGGTGAGCCTCGCCTATTCCACCCCCGGCACCTTTTATGAGATCGGTCAATGGGCGACAAAGGCGGCGGGTGTATGGACGATTGATACCTCTCGTGATGCCATTTTCAGGAATTACACCTTCTATTATCCGAGAGTGGTTCTGGACCTTACCCCGGCAAATGCTGTGTGGTATGTTGAGGATTTCTTTGTTACCGCGCTGGCTGGTGGGCGAAGCAGTCAGACAGGAATTCTATGTGATGCGTTTTCGTCCTATTGGAAGATTCCTGACAATATTGACGGTGCTATTATCGACTCATTCGATTTTGCCTATAGCACCATGCAAGGATTCAATGCGAACGTTCCCGGTGAGGGAGACACCGCTGTAGTTTACGTCAATGGCCTCGACCGGACTATGAGGGAGTATTACCGGTCTGATCCTGGAAAAACCTGTTACTTTGCGATCCGCGCCAAGCGAAAAGACGGCATGTACACCCCGTGGACCTACTTCGGTGCTACAGGGTGCAATACCAACGCCTCTTTGCGGACACCTGTGAAATCCTGGTATGTAATCGGGCAAATTATCATGGAACAGTTCCGCCTTTACTCTTACGGATTCCTATCTGGGAGGCTGTTTCCGAATCCTGCGGCTCCGACAACCTTTCCTTGTGGTTTTGAGATCAATTCGGACGGCAGCGCGGAATTCAACGAGGTGTTTATCAGAACCGGTGCTATTCCGGGAACCTCCACCAATGGTCTTATATACGCCGGTTCAATTATCGGGGATTATGAAGACGACTGGTACGGCGTGTTTATGAGCGCTTCGGGGATTGTGGGCAGGCAGAAGGTTGGTGAATTGGGGGACGGCGATAGAAATCCAGCCGTGTTCTTTCTTGCAGCTCAGGATTACACCAAAGGAACCGATCCGATTCATCCAACTGTCAAGGCTGGTGATTTTTGTGTCTCCACCGATGTTCAACGGGCCTATGAGATAGGGGATGTTCCGTACCTGATTTTTCAGCCGAGTTTCCCGAATGATGACGATACATTTGGCCGGTTACGGATTCGGTCACAGGTTCACATCACCGGCGACAGCACCATTGAAGGTATTCTGTCTGTTGTTTCACCTACGGGAAGTATTTGGGATACTGGAATCGGAGTTGGAGCCGTTGGGGGTTCACACCTGGCGATGAACGCGCTGGGAATAAGTGGATGGAAAGGAGCCGTAACCTCCGATTTGGCCAACTTGACGTTTGCATTTTTCGCGGATGCTTTTCCTGATTGGGGTGCTTCAGCCGGTGACATGTGGATCTGCCGTGCATGGATAGGAATGGGAACGGCGGGGAGCAGTCTTATTGAAATTAATCCTACCTCCATCACCAGCGGAAATTACATTGAAGGGCCGACCGGTGCGGGGTTCAAATTAAACACAGACGGATCGGCGGAGTTCCAGAAGGTGTCGGTTAGGGTAAGTGGGGCGCCCAACAGTTCTAATCTGGTGTATGCCGGGGTAATGACTGACGGGGCTGGATATGTCAACGATTGGTACGGGATATTCATGTCAGAAAACGCCCTGGTCGGGCGGCATGATGCAGGTGTCGGAAATCCGAATCCTGTAGTTTTCCTACTCGCGGCTGATGATTTCGGTGGCGATGCCGTTCATCCTGCCTTCATTCAAGGTGATTTCTGCATCTCCGACAACGTCAAGACAGCCTATGAGCACCCGGAACTTGCCGCTTGGTATCTGAAAGCAACAATCACCGGGGGTTTGCAAATCAAAGCGGACGTTACGCTTAATGGTTCCGTTTTGGATGGAACTACCGGCCACATCCACTTGGATGCGAATGGCATTTACGGTCACGACCCCGCAGGTACTTTGATGTTTGTGATGACCAATGTGGCTCAAAATGTTTTGGTATACAAGCACCCAACAGATTCCGGGCAAGATGTTTACGCCGACCTGGAAGCCGGTGAGTTCGGGGCATGGCTTGGGAGAATAGCAGGGGTTAAGATCGCCCACAATCGCCTGTATAGCTCCGCCTACACGGACGGAGGTACGACCGGGTATTGCATCAACGATGATGGAACTGCTGTTTTTCATTCGGTAAAGGTTCGGGTAGGTGGAGCTCCCAACAGTTCTAATCTGGTGTATGCCGGGTCGATGACCGGGGATTATGAGGACGATTGGTACGGAATATTTATGTCATCCGTCGCTTTGGTGGGGAGAAGGGATTCAGGAGTAGACACCGATCCGAATCCCGTGGTTTTCCTGCTTGCAGCTCAGGGCTTTGATGGCGATGCGGTCCACCCTACTTTTCTGGCCGGAGACTTTTGCATTTCAACGGATGTTAAACGGGCCTATTGGCCCGGCGATGTCCCGTACATAATATTCCAACCGTCGGTGGGGACTATCGCTCCTGGCAGTTTACGGATTCGATCACAGGTGCATATCATCGGGGACAGCACTGTAGAGGGCACTTTGAGTTTAATCGGGGATACTGGTTCATCAGTGGTTATCGCGCATAGCGGCATCACTGGAGTTTTAGGGCAATTTGGACAACATGATAATGTGGGGTTTATCCTCGCGACTGAGAATCAGGCCGTTTACGTGCAAGGTGTATCTCTTAATATTTTAGCAGGGCAATTTGGCGCATGGTCTGGGATTATCGGTGGATGGACTATTGCTGATTGGGGGATATCCACCGGTAATATGGGGTTATACGCTGGAGGTTCTGGAGTGCGCATATATGCAGGGGCATCGTTTGCCAGTAGAGATATCGCACCTTTCCAAGTCCTTGATAATGGTTATTTGTATATTGGCAAAACGGGCTCAACTGGGCATCGGACGATGATTAATTTTGCTCCTTGGTACAACAGTTCAGATAGTAGTACAGAGATGGTGTTACTTGGAGGACCGTGGAATAGTGGTACGCCTACGAGTTTGGGATCAGTCGGTGCTTACGGAGCGGCTACGGGTGGCGTGTATAAAGGTGCCATTGTTTTACGGACGAATTATGGTGCAGGTGCCCAATTGGGATTTTTCCAAACAGACGGTACAGCTATACACGTAATTTCTAATTCTTCGTACCGCTTTAGAGTTTTACATGATGGCGATATATCTGTGATTAAAAATATAAATTATTTATGGCCCTCCACGCAAGGGATAGCCGGTAATTCGCTGAAGATTGCATCGCTTACCGGTGACGTGGCTAATTTGGTATGGGCGTAAATAAAGCAAAGGGGTGGCGATATGGAAGTAAGTGACTCATACACAGTAGCATCGACGGAGAGTTTACAGACCCGTATTCAGTATTATCTGGTCAAGAATGCGGTAACGATTGCGGCGGAAGACCCTCTCACGGACACTCGCCAACGGCTAGTTAGGGCGATCTTGGAAAATAGACTGAGCATACATAATGTGACCTTAATGGTTCTGTCGAATCCCACAATCGCGGCTATGTCCGATCCGAGTACGGTATCGGATTCGGTACTGTTGTCTACCGTCAGCGGCCTGACTGCCGCACTATCATTAATTGTTTAAGAAAGGACTGACTGAAATGGCATCGATTAAGAAGTTTGAAAAACCCGCCGAGAAAATGAATATCTCCAACGGCGAATTGATCCAGATTGAGGGGGCGCTTGGGCGCCTGGTTGCCTTGGATGAGAAAATGGCGGTGGAATCCTCCTACCGGATCATCAAGACCCTGCGCTACGTGGCCGAGGAGGCCAAAATCCTGCGTGAATCCCTAAAGCCCTATATTGAGTATGAGCAGAAGGCCATGGGAGCAGCCCAGAGCAAGGATAGCGCTCTGATGGGGAAACTATTCGAGGAGTACGCTCCGGTGATCCAGGATGCCAGGGCTTTCTTGGAATCCCCCTACGACGGAACCGAGTTCCCGAAGCTGAAATTGAACATTTTCAAGAAGGCGGACGGGACCGGTATGGATATTCCCACCGGGCTTTTGAACGCTCTGATGCCGATCTTGGAAGAGTAGGAATAGCGGAATCGCCTAAAACCAAGGCCTCCTTCGGGAGGCTTTTTCATTTAAGGGAACAAAATGGCAGTCTCATACCCAGATAGCATAGTGGCTTTCACCGATTGGGTCGATGATAACCCCGCCATGCCAGGAACCGGGATCGACATCAAGGCGGCCACGTTGAACCCGCGAGATGACGAGATTGAAGCAATCCAGACCGCCCTGGGGCCTCGCCCGGTGGCCCTCAATACCTTTGCCGAAAGGAAATCAGCTACGTCGGGCTTGCAGTGGGCGTATCACGGGGGCCGGGTGGTTGGCGGAAACGTAGTCCGCACGGTGGCGGATGGGTATATTGCCCTGCCCGACAGTGCCACCAGTTATGTCTACTACGATTGGGATGCGGCTATCGTGACCTCTTCGACCGTAGGCTTTCCCGTTCGTAGCTTCCCAATTGCGGAAGTAACCGCTCTGAACGCGCAATTTACGGGAGATTTTGCCACCCATGACCGGCGAACGATTGCGATTGTATCCGCTGTCAGTGGAAGTAGCGGCGGGGGAGGCGGGGATATCCTGCGGGCGCTCTTTTCCGGATATCAGGTGGATGGGGTTATCACCGAATTCACCTGCGGATATCCTGTGGTTTACACCTCCCTATTGGTGTTTCTGAACGGTGTTCTTCAATACCCCAATACACATTATACGGTTACTGAAGGTGTGGGGTCCGTTAATGTAGTTGTGTTTAATGCAGCCCCGGAAGTTGGTGACACAGTTTATCTCTCATTCCAAACTCGATCTATTTAAGGAGAAAGCATGAATTTCAAGAATCTGTGTTTGCTGGTTGTGTTGTTTGCTGAGGTGGTTTCAATCGCTTCCTGTGTTCCCGCCTTTGCGCAGGCCGCCTCCAAACCCGAAGCCCCGAAAGTGGACGCAATAAAAGTAGATGTTCCGAAGGTGGATGCCACGAAAGCGCCGAAGAAGATCGACCGGCTTGATTTGCTGGAAATCCGCGATCTGATTCACCAGGTGGACGCTCTGAAAATGCAAGCGTCTATCGCGGAAAAGAAAATGAAGGAATTGGAAACGGCATTGCAGGCCAAGTTCAAGGCCATTTCCGAAAAGTACGATATCGGCAAGGACGACACCCTTAATATGGAAACCGGCGAAGTGGGGGCCAAACCCAAGGAAGGAGTATCCAATGAAAAGTAGCTGGAAAAAGGTTGTATTACTGATACTTTTGGTCGGAACCGTTGGCTGTCCCGCGCAGGAACAATTGGTAAAGTGGCGGCAGATTAACATCGGTGAATATACGGTAACTTGGCCGACGGCGCAAGGTTCATCCGGATCGTGCCTAACGAACGACGGATCGGGCGTGTTGGCGTGGTCGGCCTGTTCCTCTGCGGTTGTTACCGACAGGGTGCTTTTAGCCGATGGTGCGATTACGGAACCTTCCTTGGCCTACACCAGCGATCCTTATGTGGGGTGGTATAGACATGCCGATGGGTATGTTGTCCATCAAGCTAAGACTGGTTTCGGCATTGTAAATTACAACTACGTGGATTTTAGCGGGTTCAATAGCCAAGATGGGGGAATACGTTTGCGTAGGGGTACGGATGGTTCCGGTACTGGGTATCAAAACTGGATTCGTTCTGCGGCGTTCGATGGAACCCTAGTAGATTTAAAGCTACAAGCTTCCAAGGTTTACTTGAATTTCGGAGGAACAACGGAATATTCGTTGCCGACTACGGCTGGAACGAATAACCAATGCTTGATTGCGAATTCTACCGGAGGGTCAACGTGGGGGGCGTGCGCTACTGGATCGGGGATTCCTGACCCGCTTAGATTAACTGACGGCACGTTAGCTGCTCCAACGTATTCGTTTGCAAGCGAGACGACTATGGGTATGTATCGGCTTGGCGCAAAGACGCTCGGCTTCGCTCCAGGAATAAACTCCGGAGCGGTACTATTCGATAGTACCGTAAATTATCAGCCAAGAATTATTCTGAGAACTCAAGGGACGACCCTTCAAACGCTTTCACCGTCTATCCGAGTTGACGCACAAAATACAACAACGCTATTGCCGCTCACCATAGATGCAGCATCGATTAGGATTATTACGGATGGAGCGTTTAGTGGCCCGGCGTATACTTTCGTGAGTGACCCTGTTATGGGCATGTATCGGGCAGGAGTAAAAATCCTTGCATTTACGCCAGGGCAATATTCTGGAATAATCTTCTTTGATAACCCTACAAACTACCAGCCAAGAATTATTTTAAGAACGTACGGAACAGCATCGACGGCACTTTCACCGTCTATCCGAGTTGACGCACAAAATACAACAACGCTATTGCCGCTCACCATAGATGCAGCATCGATTAGGATGATTACGGATGGGCTAGTTTCTTCACCGGCGTATACTTTCGTAAGTGACCCCGCTATGGGCATATACAGAGGGGGAACTAATCTGCTCGGTATTTCTGTTGGGAGTTCGAGCACAAAATTTACGTTTGATATCCCAACAATTTATCAGCCAAGATTTACACTCCAGAACTCCACGTCAACTGTAGGGGCCTACACTCCTATAATACGAACACTTAGTTCAGTAAACGTAGTTCAACCCATTATTTTTGACGTTACTCAAATAAAGATGAACGTTGACGGAACAATATATTTACCAGCGTATTCTTTTGTAAATGACCCTGAAATGGGCATGTACCGGATGTCTGCGGGAAAACTTGGCTTACAAGTGGCACTTTATACAGCGTATTATTTTGATAATATTGCTAGCTCTCATCCCCGATTCACCATACGAAATGGAACCTCAAGCGTAAACGTGTTGAACCCTACTATCCGGGCTGAAAACAGAGATGGCGTACTCACCGGTTTAAACATTGATGCCACGGCTCTTAATGTTGATACGATCAATGCCACCCTACTACGCTTAGCAAATGGCACTGCCGTTGCCCCCAGTTATTCCTTCACCAACAGCACCGCTGCGGGGATGTGGTACGACTCAACCGGCCCCTCGACGGTTATAAACGCTCCGGCAAATACGATGAGAGTGAGGACAGGTCCCACGGCTGTCCTTAGCTTGGAGATGAGCGGTAACAACGTAGCGAATATAATGGCGTATAAGAATTATGCGACCACAAGTGTCTTGGGGTCATTAGCATTTAATGCTAATCAAGTTATATCAGGGATGGATGGAACCTCGGCTATACCAATGTTTACTTTTGCCAATGCATTAGGTATAGGAATGTTCAGATTATCCGGTAACATCCTGGGGTTCACTGTGGGGGATGCGGAACTGCTACTCCAAAACATAACCAACCGCGCCCAGATCAACTTACGTGGTAACTATGCGGCTACGACGGGAACCAATTACAACGTGATTCGCTCAGAGGGGAGCGACGCCGTTCTTCAGGATACTTTTTTCGACACGAATCAACTACTCGCCACCGATGGAACCAGCACCGAACCGGCGTACTCCTTTTTGAACGATAAAACGATGGGGTTCCGGAGAGTAGCCGCCAATAACCTCGGAGCCATACTCGCCACCGGGGCGCAGATTCATTTCATAGACGGCGGCACGTACAAAGCCAGGCTGAACCTGAAGGTGTTCAGCGTCACGGCGGCAGGAACCGACTACAACATCATCGGCTCTTACGATAGCACCGCCACGCCTGTCCAACAGGGCCTATGGCTCGACACCAATCTGGTTGATATCCGTGCGGCGGCGGGGGTGCTGAAGATCAACGGAACTCAGGTAGTAGGAATCCGGCAAGCGGCGGTAGCGGATGTGACCGGGACCGCGGACGCAACCTACTCAGCGAACGAAGTCACCATGATCAACTCTCTGCAAACCCAGTTGAACGACCTCATGGCCAAACTCAGAACCCACGGGCTGATTACCCCGTAAAAAAGGAGCCTGAATGGCTAACCCACGTCAACCGCCGATTGCCCACGGGCAATGTTACTTGCACGATATCATTTATAAGAACCGGGAAGCGGCCATCGGAAAAATCACCGATGATATCGGAGGGATGCGAGCCGCCTTCAATTCTCAGAATGAGTCCTTGAAAACCGCGATTGACAACCTTACGGAGGTAATCACGAAACTGGTGCAAACCAGTGCGGTTAATGACGTTACCCGCGCTCAACTCAGAACCGAAGTGGATGAAGTTTGGAAAGACGTTCGAGAGATCAAGGATGCCTTGAACGAGTTCAAGTTGGTGCGGGAAAAGATTACTCACGATTTCAAACTGGACCAGGAACGGATCGCCAAAGACCTCAACAACATCTTCGTGAATATGCGAAACGCCGAGGCCGCGAACGCCGAACTGGCCAAAAGGATAAACGAACTGTTTTTGGCGAAAGAAGAAATGATGTCCACGGTCCACACCTTTAAATGGATTGCGGGGATTCTGCCGGTAGTCTTTTCGGCGCTAGGGTACTTGATAATGAAATTGTTTCATGCCGCGATACCGTAGGCGCAAGGCAACAGGCATAAGGCTATAAGGATTTTTATCATGCAAAAACACGCTCTTCTTGTTGGGATTAACACGTATAAAACGCCGGGTAATGACCTATTCGGCTGCGAAAACGATGTCGAGGATATGTCGGAATATCTGCAACGCATAGGTTGGTCCCTGAACAAAAACGTTACGCTAATTAACAAGTTCGCCACGAAGCATAATATTATCGACGGCCTGCACTGGCTTATGGGGATTGCCGAAAAGAATGAACCGGCAGAATTGTTCTTTAGTTATAGCGGTCACGGGAGCCAAGTAAGGTCGGCACCGGAAGACGCGTCGGATGGGGATCATCTGTCGGAAATTATATGCCCTTACGACGTGGATGATTACTGGGATGACCCGCTGACGGATAACGTTTTGCGGGATATTTTCAAACTAAAATCTAAGCTCCATTACCTGACGGTTATCCTTGACTCGTGTTTATCCGGCAATACGATAATTCCACTTCTGGATGGAACCGAAATAACGATTAAGGAAATGGCGGACAAGGGCGGTGAGTATTGGCTATATTCATCCACTCCGGAAGGTGCAATTGTTCCTGGCAAAGCATTCAATCCCAAAGCCACAAGGGAGGCGGAGATTGTAAAGGTAACACTGGATAATGGAGAGGTTGTTGAGTGTACGGATAACCACTTAATAATGATGCGAGATGGGACGTATAAAAAAGCAATCGACTTAATACCCGGGGAATCGCTCATGCCTCTTTACCGGAAAATAGGAGATGCGGGGTACTTAAAGGGATACGAGCTGACAAAAGATATGAGGGGCCGGGGGAGATGGAGGCAAACACACCGATTAGTTTGTGATGCCGTGGGGTTATTAGGCATAAACGAATCCGGGAAAGTCTCCCATCACAAGAACTTTGATAAGCGGGATAACCGACCTGAAAACCTTGACATTCTAACATGGGAACAACACCTCCATGCTCATGGTGAGGTTGGGCGCAGAAATTTGAATAAAACATGGGCGGACCCTGAGTTTAGAAAATGGCGCAAATCAGAAGAGTATCGGCATCAGCAATCAGAACGATTGACAAAGGTATGGAACGATCCAGTTCAAAAGAAACAAAGGGTAGAGGCCGGGCTGCTCAGGTTCGAGAGGGATGGTTTGTCTGAAAAGTTCAAGGCTTACAATTATTCAGAGGCGAATAGAGAAAGTACAGCTAACAGACAAAAACAAGGCGGAGATCTGTATGAGATCGTGAGGAGTCCCGAGAACATAGAAAGGCTGCGAACCATCGCTAAAGACCCAGAGATAAAGGCCGCAATTCAAGAAAAGAGAAGAATTCAATTTCTCGATCCTGGCAGTAAACTCTATCAATCACTGAGAACTGAGGATCGAAAGCAATCACTACGCCTAATGGGTCAATACGGTAAACTGACAAGGCATGGGATTATTTCCAGAGAAACCACACCTTTTAAAGAATGGGCTAAAGATATGATTGCCCAGAATAATCACAAAGTGGTAAGTGTAGAAAAAACGGGTAGGATTGAGACTGTATACGACATTACAGTTGAAAAATATCATAACTTTGCTGTCAAGCAAGGAATATTTGTTCATAACTGTTTTTCAGGGACCGGGACGAGGAATGGAAACGGTATTCATCCTCCGGGACTCCAGCATAAAAGCAAATTCCGGAATGCACCGATCTCGCTTGGCAAAGTATCCGCCGATCTGCCTGTCAATCGGCTGGGCCTAAAACAGTTGAAAGGTTACGGGATGTCCTGTGCAAGTATGAACCACATCTTGTTAGCTGGGTCACAGCACGATCAAACCAGCGCCGATGCCTATATTGGCGGGCGGTATAATGGGGCGTGGAGCTGGGCGATTTTACGGAGTTTGCGGGTCGTAGGAACCCAGGCGAAAGTACACGACGTTTACAGCCGGGCAGCGCTGATGGTTAAGGAAGAAGGCTTTTCACAGCGGCCAACGTGCGAGGGAAAAACGGCACTTAAAGAACGGCTATTCCTGGGAGGCGTAAGCAAATGAGCCACCTAATATCAACCTTGGAACCTAACATGATCCGGATGTGCAATGCCCACATCGCGGCGTGCGCGGCGGCGGATATTACCCTGGTAGTCTACAACACCCGGAGAACCGAGAAGGAACAGGCCCTGTTGTATGCGAATGGCCGCCTGCTCGATGAATTACCCGATAGCGTCGCGCAACTGATAGCCGAGGAAATCCGGGAATGGGAGAGCCACGGGGCGCACACTGGACCGGGGAATATTGTTACCCATTGTCACGGGCCGGAATGTCCGCACGTGCTGGGGATTGCCTACGACGCCGTACCTGTGGAGAATGGCGATGCTATTTGGAGTGATAATGCTTTATGGGAGAAGATAGGCGCGATAGGTGAGAGCGTTGGACTGGATTGGGGCGGCAGGTATAAGACCATTAGAGACCGTCCGCATTTTCAGAGGAAGGCTTAATGGAAGCCAACGGAGAAGTATTTCGCTACATGGTGGGGGCCGCCGTGTCGGAAGGAATTAGGCGTGCCATTGATACCATGCTTAGAAACGGAATGACGGAACGGGAAGTGATGGAAAAGCTGTTTTCTACCGATGCAATCATGCGTCAGGCCATTGATGGGAAATTCAGGCAGAAAAAGCCTCCTCCGGAAGAGACACCGCCCGATGAATAGCGTAAAACAGGCGCTTCACTGCCTCCTGCTGACGATCCTTTGTGCGATTGGCGTCAAGGCTTACCTCACCATAGGCCCGGCGCAGGAAGCCATAATACGGGCAAGCCTGCAAGCGGAGCAGGCCCTGATGGAGACACGGGCGGCGGTGGCGGAGTGGAAGGAGTATTCCAGGGCGGCACGGGTTCAATTTGACGATCCGCAGGTGAGACGCGGCGTCGGGTTATTACTGCGTAGCGGGGATGACCTGGCAAGAACCGTGAAAAAGGCAAACGTACTTTTGGACGACACCCGCGATGCAATTCGAGATACATCCGAAAATATCAATAGCCGACTGGTTCCCGCTGCTCTGGTGGCTATTGAAGAAGTTTCCGGTGATATCCATAACACGCTCGATAACACGGATCGTGCCTTGGAAGCCACGATTGACGCAGTAGAGCAAATATCTGTGCACGGGGAATTATTAACCCAGGAGGTTAATGAAAACCTTGCGGCGTCCAAGCGGGCCATTGAGGCGCTGGAGGCACGGACAACCTCCCCGCAACTCACTGCGACCATGTTCCACGTGCAACAGGCGGCGGAGGACAGCGCGTTGACCGCACGGCGGGTGGAGAAGTTGACCCGGCCATTGGCGTGGATCGGCGGCGGGTTAAAGAAAATCGGGAAAGGCATAAGGAAGATATTCTAAATGAACAACGTAAACGGCACAAATTACAGTGAATCGTGGGCTTTCAAGCCAACGCCATACCTGACATATTATAAACCATCGGAACCGATAGAGAGGAAGAGGGAATCCATAATGTCGCTAACACTGAGATCATGGAAAACAAGTCTTTTCGGGGTGTTGACCCTGCTGAATGTAATCATCAACGCGATCACCGCGTACCAGGCAGGGACACCGCTGGACGTGGCCCGGATGATGCCGGAAATCACGCTTGGGCTGGGGCTGCTCTTGGCCAAAGACTTTAACGCAACCCACACGGCACCCGTTGCGGGAACGCCTGATGCTAAGCCTCCTGCGGCTTATTAATGGTGTAACCGGACGCAATAATAACGTAATTGTGACGTAATCATAACTGATAAACAAAGGAGATTTATGGTAAAAGTGACGCAATCGACAAGCAGGAATGCCGTTATCGGCATAACCATCGACAAGTACAAACTCAAATCGGAGGCAAACCGGCTACTGAATGCCAGCGCGGTTTGGTTGTCCGTCAAGCAGTTGGCGAAGTTTAACTGGAATGATATCCCTACTTTCTGGAGGAATATTGTCGCTGTGTTTAATACCGTGATGGCCTCGTTGGAAGTCGCCAGGGCTGAACTGCTTAAAGGGCAGCCGGAGGGAACGTTGATATCAGGGGCCATGCTGGCGCAGGCGGCGGTCGAAATAATTGATGACGCAATTACCTTTACAGGGGTAATCGGGAAGCTGGTCGAAGCGGTGGATGGCCCGGTGCTTCGGCTACTTATCAACGTCGTCTTGGGTGACCGCCACGGCGTCAATTGGATTGAGGAAGCCTGGGGTATCCTGGGCCTTAACCAAACTGCATAACAGACGAAAGGACCGAATAAATGAACCGTATCAAAATGAAAGCATTCCTGCTGCTGATCATCGCTGCCGGATTGGCGCTATCCGTGCCATCATACGCTGCCGACTCGGTAACGTTTATGTGGGATACGAATCCCAATCAAGCAACCGACCCATGGCAGTTTGTCCGGGTGTACGACGTGACCGCGCCTGCGGCGCCGGTTAAGGTGGCAGAGGTGGCGGGGAACGTCACTCAGGCGGTGGTTATTGACGTGACGCCGGGTGCTAAGAAGTACGTGGCCCGTGCTGTCAATATCCGGGGTGAGTCACCAAACAGCAATGAGGTGATATTACCAGCATTGCCGGGTGCGCCTGGCGGGATCAGGATTTCAGTGACGATTACGATACCGTAGGGGGAACGCATTATGAACCGATGGGAAGAATACAGAGCAGGGACTTTAACGCCGCCCGCCGTGGTGCAACATGATCATTTGCCAAACGAACATCTGGTTTGGATATGGGACGGCGAAAAAGTACGCGGGGCGTTCTATCGTGAAGAGTATGACGAGGCAGCGATACTCGCTGACGTGCAAGCCATGATTGCGGCGGAGCTGGCGGAGCAGGAAGCGCGTGAAGAACTCGACCAACAAGGGGGTCAGTAATGGCTACACATACGACAGCGCAAAGTGGAAAATGGAGCGATGCCGCCACTTGGGACGCGCAAGGGATACCCGTAAATAACGGCGTGGTGGTTATCGCTGCTGGCCACGAAATACAAATGGACGTGGATCAATCCGCGTGGGCGGACGGCTGCGCACAGGTTACGGTCACAGGTGGAGCCACGCCGGGATTGCTATACTGGAAAGATAGCGCATTAACCGGTTGCACGGTGGATACTACGGCGGAAACGCTTACAAAAAACGGTCATGGATTAGCGGACGGGCAGACGTTGTTTGTAACAACCAGCGGAACGCTACCGAGTCCGCTTGCGATTAACACCAAATACTTTGTAGTGGGACGAACTACTAACACTTTTCAATTGGCAATGTCAAGCGGTGGATCTGCTTTGGATTTGACTACGCAGAATGGGACATCGACAACCAACGTTCATCCCATTGGAAACCTGAAGATCAAAACCGGGACAACGCTGCTCGGGACAAATGTAACCAACCGGGGCCGGGTATGCGCTAATTCAGACGGCGTGTATGCTACGACTACAGCTTTGGAGTTTGCCTCAAAAGCAATTATTGATTTGGCAGGCACAGCTAAAATAGATGCACGGTTACTGGATTTTAATTTGCGCTGTGCTGCTCCTTCTCTTACGTCGGTTCGGACGTATGGCACAAAAAAGACGGTGACAGGGTCGGCAGCAAATGATACTTTAACTAATAATAGCCACGGTTGGGCCAATGCAACGCCATTGCATCTGATGGTGACAGCCGGAACGTTACCAGCACCATTACAACCGAATACCACGTATTATGTTGTTGGGACGGCTACCAATACCTTTCAGTTGGCTGCTTATTCCGGGGGTTTGGTAATTGATTTAACCACCGATGGAACTGGCACGATAGAAGCTTATGCAGGATACGCGGCCACGTCAAATACGCCTACGCTCAACGTTCTGGATGATATATCCGGTGCGTCGTCCTGTTGGGTTAATGCAACGGGTCATAATCGGGTAGCGATATCTGACGATTATGCACCATCCGATGCGGATTGCCAAATAAACGCCACGATTACCACTGTAAGCTCTACTCAAATAGTTTTGCAAATGGAGGGAGCGGAAGTCATCGCGGCCAAACTACCCGGCGCTAGGATATGGCTGTCATCCAGGAATATATCCATAAGGGCTGCGACTACAACAACGGCACAGCCAATTGTGGACTATGTGACGACCGATGCGGGGCATACGGGGAGTAATTATGGATGCGAGATAGTCAATACAAGTAGCACTAGCGCAAATAAATATACCTCCGGCGTCTACTACGGCAGTGGGCACACGATAAGCGGCACGGTCAGCGGATGCACCTCCGGCGTCTACTACGGCAGTGGGCACACAATAAGCGGCACGGTCAGCGGATGCTCCAACGGCGTCTACTCCGGCAGTGGGCACACAATAAGCGGCACGGTCAGCGGATGCACCTACGGCGTCTACTACGGCAGTGGGCACACAATAAGCGGCACGGTCAGCGGATGCACCAACGGCGTCTACTACGCTGGATTTACCGGTTACGGTATGGTGCTGACTGGTAATACAACGCCTGTATTACATTTTGGCATTACGGGCGGCCAATTGCTGAAAGGCCGTTGTTTCCGGTATGCAGCAGGTGCAAACGATACCCGCGCATGGTCAGCGGGCGGGAGTATGGCACCATCGACGGAAGGGGAGCGGATCTACAGTAAGCCATGGACTCACAAATTTACATACAATGATTCGGCATTTTGGAACGTGATGGAATGGGAGCTTGGCGGTGTAACCGATTTAGTGATTTACATCCCGGTTTACGCAAAATTGGAAGCAAGCGGATTAGCCGCTGATGAGCGATTGCACTGGCAGATAATCGATCCGATGCAAGATCCGTTCTGCGGTGCGTATTCAGCACTTGACGAATGGATCGCAGCGGACTCCACATCTGAGCAAACGCACGTTTTAACCTACACACGCACTCACAACATGCCGTTATTGCTGAGATGCTGCGCCAAGCGTGCCAGCGGAAATGCTTTTGCTTTTTTCGATACGGTGGATTTACCGGCTGCAAGCAGCGTGATTACTACCGATACGGTCAACGGAGCGGCGGGAACATACGCAGGCGGCGGCGGTGGAATATTCATGCCTAGCGCAAGACAAATAGGAATATAGGAGCAAAAATGCTATTTAAAAATGCAGTTCAAAAAATCCACATTTACGCTTACAACTCCACGACCGGGGCGGCGGTGGCAAATGACCAAGCGCAAATAACGGGGTATGTGTCCTTGGATGGGACGGCCAACGCAATCGACGATACAAATCCTGCGCAGGTGGACGCCACGAATATGCCGGGAATATACGCTTTTGATTTGACGGCAGCGGAAACGAACTGCGACAGTTTTGCGCTTTACGCCAAGTCTAGCACGGCAAATGTAAGGATTGAACCGATTATAGGATTCACAACGGCGGGGGCGGTTCCTGCGGCGGTGGCAGGCGCGGCGGGCGGGATGTTTATTGCCGGGACCAACGCGGCTACCAGCATCACCACGGCTTTGACTGCTAATATCACCGGGAACATCACCGGGGCGGTATCGGGTGCAGTGGGCTCGGTTACTGGTGCAGTCGGGAGCGTGGCCGCAAACGGAATTACTGCTACAAGCATAGCTGCTGATGCTATCAATGCAACGGGCGTCAAGGCTGATGCGGTCACCAAAATTCAGGCCGGGCTTGCTACGCCAACCAATATCACGGCGGGCGTGATTACAACCGTCACCAATCTTACCAACGCTGTCACCCTCGCCGCCGACCAGGCTGTCAATGTGACCAAAATAAACGGCACAGCGCAGACAGCTAAAGACCTGGGCGCTTTGAACGTCACAGCCATTAACACATTGGCGGGCCATGATCCGGGTGCAACGCTCGTTAAGGTTGCCGACCTCGGCACGGTGCAGACCGGCGATTCTTACGCAATTGTCAACAGTGCTACGATAGGCAACGCGCATATTGATGGGGAAGTCGATACATTAGTCACACGATTAACGGCAACAAGGGCGGGGTACTTGGATCAGTTAGAGCATATCCATGATGACACGGCTGGTGTCAATACTAAGGTGGATACGCTTGGCACCAATCTTGCCAAAGTTCCTAAATCTGACGGCTCGGTTTCGTTCAATTCTACGGCACTTGCGGCGATCAATGCCGAGGTTGACGCCGCTCTCAATACCGCGATACCGGGCAGCCCGACAGCCGACAGCATTAACGAGCGGATTGTCGCTATTGATGGATATGGGGCTCCTCCATCAGCGGCAACTATTAAGACGACTATTGAGGCGGCGGGATCGTCGCTTGCGCTGATCCTGGAGGATACCGGCACGACTCTACCGGGGACATTGTCAACGATTTCCGGATACCTTGATACCGAGGTGGCCGCAATCCTGGCCGATACGAACGAACTACAAACCGACTGGGCCAATGGCGGGAGGCTAGATCTTATCCTTGACGCGGCTTCTGCTCCGACGGCTGCGGCGGTCGCTGATGCCGTCTGGGATGAGGCGCTATCCGGACACGCGACCGGCGGATCGGCAGGCGCGGCACTCACCGGGGCGACTGCTCCAAGCGCTGCGACGGTGGCCGATGCGGTTTGGGACGAGGCATTGAGCGGACACACCGGAGCCGGGACATCGGGCCTGGCGCTGGCCACGGCGTCCAGCGGTGGCGTCGATCCGTCTGTGCTGGCGGATGCAATCTGGGACGAGGCATTGAGCGGGCATAGCACCGGCGGGACAGCCGGAAAGAAATTGACCGACCTAGTTAATGCGGACCTCTCTGACCTGCATACCGACGTGGGGACGGCAATCGCGGATATCGCGGCTGTCCATGTCCATGTGGGAACCATTGACGGGCACATTACCGCTGACTACGGGACAACGGAAAAGGCCGCGATTGATCTGCTTGATGACGCGGCGGGTGGGCTTGCCGACATCCATACCGATGTCGGGACGGTGCTGACCAACCTGGCGACCGTTGACGGGATCGTGGATGATATCCACGGGACCGACCTACCGGCAGTCAAGGGTGATACCGCCGCGATCCTTGCTGATACCGGCACGGATGGAGTTGTCGTGGTGGCCGCCAGCAAAACCGGTTATGCTTTAACCTCCGCCTATGACCTCGCAAAAACTGCAAGCCAGCTCGACGCGGCGGGGGTCCGGACGGCTGTCGGCATGGCAAGCGCAAACCTTGACACCCAGATAGCCGGGTTGCCGACTGATGCTGATGTCAACGCCGCCTGCGATACGGCGATAACCGACGCCGCTCTGGCGACGGCGACCAACCTTGGCACGGTTGACGGGATAGTTGACGCCATCAAACTCAAGACGGACCTGATACCGGCAAGCCCGGCAGCGGTCGGGAGCCAGATGGATCTGGTGGCAGCACCAAATGCCACGGCAATCACAGCAATTCAAAGCGGCCTGGCCACGGCTACCAACCTCGCAACGGTGGACACCGTGGCTGATGGGATAGCAACCAACGTTATCAACATTCAATCACGGCTACCAGCGGCGCTGGTATCCGGGCGGGTATCGGCGGACGTGGGGAGCATCGCGGCCAGCGTGGAGGCGGCGACCGATCTGGCAGCCATTGCGGCGTCGGCGGTGCGCGGCACGGTGGATACGGCGGCTTTCTCGGCGACGGTTACGGCATTTGAGTCGGATATCACCGCAGCCGTGGCGGATTCTTACAATGGGAATTACCTAAAATTTACCAGCGGGGCGCTGTCCGGCATTGCTACCGAGATAACCGACTATGCGCTGGCGGGCGGGAAAGGCCATTTTACCGTTGTAGCTTTACCGCTCGCTCCAAGCCATTCTGACGCGTTCTTTATTTTCTAGGGGGTATCATGGCATTGAGATCGTTTTTATCAGCGCTGGGCTTTCCTGGCGCAATCCGCTCGTACCTGGCGCGGGTGTACCAACACATCCATTGCCATATCACGGGGACCGGGGCCGAGGCCTACGTCATCACAGCCTCCGGCTCCGAGTCCTACTCCATAATCGTCACCGCAACCGACAATACCGGCATATAACCGGCATATAATAAGGATGCAGAGGATAAATAATGAGTACAGCAACCATATCAGAGGCATTTTATAAGGGCGCATTGATCCACATGGCAGCCGGGTTTGCGAGCGCCGCCGGGGTGGCTGTCGATCCGACGGTGGTGGGCTTTACCTACCGCAAGCCGGGCGGGGTGGATACTACGACGCTCTATGGCGCTGGGACTGTGGTTAAGACGGCGACCGGGGCCTATTACGTGGACCTGAGCGCGGACACCGTTGGGACTTGGTATTACAAATGGTATTCGACCGGCACCGGGCAGGCGGCGGTGGAGGGGACGTTCACCGTCTCAAAGAGTAAATTTACGTAGGAGGATATCATCTAGTTATGATATTATTGATCTTATATTGCTAATTTATTGCTAATAATGGCTAATTTGCAAGCAAAGTTTCGTTGAAAACAAAGGACTTATGGACTTTTTTGCAACTTTTTATTGCTACCGATCAAACAAATATCGCAATATTAGCAATAAGCGTGTTTAAGCGTGTTTAAGCGTGTTTTAAGCGTGTTTAAGCGTGTCCAACTATCCGGACATCCTGCAAGCATAAAATGGCGCAAGTGTAATAATCTCATGGGTATTCGGTGGACAATATGCAGTCCATTCGAACCACTTTAAACCTCCTTTAACCGTTCCCATTTTCACCTGGCGCGGGCTTAACCTTTCCCCCGCGCCCCTCCGGGCGGCGGAGATTCGCCCCTCCGCCGCTTCCCTTCTTGACAATCCAGCCAAAACCTAATAAAATAACGATTCATAATGGAAAGCAAAAGAAAAGGCGAGGGAACAATGACAATTCAAATCCAATATCCGAACGCCAAGTTTGACGTGGTCAAGACCACGATGCTTGGCCGGATGCTGGCGCAGAACCAGGTGAGCAAGTTCAAGCGGCGATCCGGCTGGGTGGTAGTCGGCGTCGATCCGATCCGTGTCGGCCACAAGCCGTATGACGGGGCGGAGCGGCGGGCGAGCTGAGCAGCCGCCGGTCGACGAACCACACCGAAAAAAAAGAAAGGCCCGGAGCGATCCGGGCTTTTTTATGTCATTGGATGAACGATTTCAGGAAGGCGTCAATGGCGGGCTTATCGACTCCGCATTGGCGGAGGACATTGGACACAAAGGTTTGATCGTAATAGTCTTTTTTGTGGAATTCCACGCGGTGGGTTCCTCCCGTTTTCTTCCAAATCTGGACGCGGACGGTTTCCGCTTTGAAAACGTATCCCAGCTCCTTCAGCTTATTAATGAAAGCTGTTCGCGGAATCATTTTCAGTCGCTTGCGTTAGGAACCATGGAACGTCGAATTTAATATCCTGTCCTTCCGCGTCATCCGGTTTAAGCGGAACCAAGGACCATCCTCTTTCCCTAAAGAACTCATCCATCTGGTTATCGCGGAGTAGATCGAGAAACAGAGCGTTTAGCCCCTCACCAATGCATTCCTGAAGTTCCGTGAAGGTCTCTCCGCCCATGGTTATACCGAGCTGGTCACAAACGGCGACCCAGTTCCCGGACGGGACGTCTCGCAGCAGTTTCCATTGTAGGTTATTAATGTTCAGCCTTACGATTTTCATCGCTTCCTTCCTTAATTATAATCTCCTCGGATTCTACCCGATACGGAGCCCGGCGGCAATGGGCATCAAATCAAGTCCCGGCGAATTAGCCGGAGTACCACGCCCTGGAGATTGATATCCTCCGCCTTGATTCGGCGTGTTTTGTGTTTGGGATCGGCTACGGTCTGGAAGCGGCAAGATTAAGCAGTGAATAGCATTCAATCGCTTGAACCTGGGACACGGAAAAATCATTGATTGTGCTGGTTTTCATGGTGCCCTTGGCTTTGAAATAAAACTTAATAACATGCCAGATAGCGAAAAATTTAGTTCCGGGATCGGTCATCGCAAGTCGTAACGGAATGCTATTTTTTTGGGCGGTTAGAAGAACTATTCTAAGATATTGGAAGTAAAACTCATCGGGGAGTTTTTTTTCAAGTGCTTTTCTGATGGAATCCTTGTCTTTGAACCCATGCCTTTTGGCTTCTTCAAAAACTTCCCATAAAGTATGACCTAGTAGATCGGAAAAGAAGTTCAGGCCTAACCCCTTAAAGTTTTTAATGGCCCAATTAACCCTTTCGTAAGTTGGCGAAATGGATGATTTCTTTCCTTTGCTTATGGCATCCCAAATGATTTCATCCCGTAGGCGAAAGAATTGGTACTTCTGACATTCTATTTTCTCTTTCCTGCAATAACGGTACTGTAGGTGAGGCGTGCTATCGCGGTGGGGTCCTGCGGTAGGTCGATGGATACGTCCAGATCCTGCCAGCGGACGCCTAGCGCCCGGCAAAGGCGGAGGATGGTGTCCTCATGCATGCGCCTTCTCCCGTTTAAATAATCCGATACAGCACCATCAGACTTGCCTATCATTTTGGCGAGAGTGGTTTGGTCAATCACACCATCGGAATTCAGCCGGTTATAAACCTCGAGAATCGCTTCCCTTATTGTCTTTTTTCCCACGATAAACATATTAAATTAAATATTTTCGCGCATTGCGTAAAAAAGGTTGACAAACGGTTCGCGATGCGCGTATAATGAATAATTATGATGTACAGATCGTTTAGAGAATTCCTTGATGGTGTGAAACCAAATCAGACTGAATTGGCCGCCAGGCTTGAAATATCGCCTTCTTTTTTGAGTGACATAAAACACGGCAGACGGCGCATTTCGATTGATTTGGCTGAAAAGATTGAAACTGAAATTGGTATACCTAAAATGATCCTGCTCTACCCCGAAAACAGGAAATTAGCTTGAGCGAGAAGAAGCTCTACCACTGCACAACCTGGTTGCCGGAGGATTTGTACCTTTTCATTCTCCGACTCGAGCTGGAAGAGAACTCCCGCACCGGCGACGGCGTCGGCCATTCCACCATCATCAGAAGGCTTATTCGGCAGGAATTCGAACGAGTTAAGGCTCTCGAATCTCAAGATCCGCAAGGGGAAAATAAATGAATATTGAGGCTCTAGAATTCCACCCGGCAGCGAACTCTTTCCCAATGATGGACGCGAAGCGCTTTGAAGAACTCAAAGCGGATATTGAGCGCCAGGGACAGATCGAGCCGATCACCACCTGTGACGGGATGGTGCTGGACGGGCGGAACCGGTACAAGGCGCTATCCGATCTTGGGATACCACCGAAGATCCGATCGTTTGACGGTGATCCGTGGGCCTACGTTTGGAGCCTGAACGGGGAGCGGCGGGACCTGGTGGCTGAGCAACGGTATCTGATTTGGAAGTTCTGCCACAAAAAGGGCGAGGCGTTTCTTGCGGAGAAGCGGCGGATCGCGGAGGAAGCCAACCGGAAGCGCAGCGAGGCTATGCAAGGTATCCCTTATGCGCCCAAAGGTGGAGAACGCAAGGAGAAGGTTGTGCACCATAGTGATGCACTACTTTCTGAAGAACCCACCCCGAAGCCCAACGCACACAAAGGCGCAGCCTCCAAGTCTAAAGCGTCCAAGACGAACCCCGGAGCGGTGCAGCGCGGGGACCAGCTAGACGAGAAACGACCTGACTTAAGCGAAAAGGTGCGCACCGGAGAAATGAAGCCATCGGAAGCGCACCGCCAAATGAAGAGAGACTCCGTTTCCGAAAAGGTGGCTGCTCTACCCTCCGACAAATACCGAATCATTTACGCAGATCCACCATGGGCCTACAACGACAAGCAGTCCGGAAGCATATCGGAAAGCTATGGTGCTGCTGAGAAGCACTATCCATCGATGTCCATAAGCGAACTGAAAGCGCTGGATATCAGATCGATGACGCACGATGACGCCGCTCTCTTCCTATGGGCCACGTCTCCACTCTTACCGGAAGCGCTGGATGTGTTGTCGGCGTGGGGTTTCAGATACAAAGCGTCTTTTATCTGGGACAAGGTGCGCCACAACATGGGCCATTACAACAGCGTGCGGCATGAATTCCTTTTGATAGCCACGAAAGGAAGTTGCACACCTGAAAACGTAGAGCTATTCGACTCGGTTCAAAGCATAGAGAGAACCAAGAAGCACAGCGAAAAGCCGGAGGAATTCAGAGACATCATCGACACCCTATATCCCAGCGGTAAACGAGTTGAACTCTTCGCGCGGAAACAGGTAAACGGATGGGACACGTGGGGTAATGAAAGCAATGATTAGGCCCAATAAAGATTTTGCCGACTATCGGAAAAACAAGATGGAAGCTGGGTTTGTATATCAAGATTTCATCGTCGATCTTTGCTGGCAGACAATCGGCTTAGCGATATGCCAATACGTTTCGAAAGCCTATCAATTCAACGTAGGGGAAAGCAGAACAGGCGTTGAGATCAAGCACGACATGAAATATGCGGAAACGGGGAACCTTTACATAGAGACGGCAGAGAAGGCCAGACCTCGCGCGGGAGACTATGTCCCATCTGGAATATATCGCGAAGATAATACATGGCTTTACATCATTGGAGACTACGATACTGTCTTTATTTTCTCCAAGGTTTTATTGCGGGCATTGCATAAAGGGAATAGGTATAGAGAAGTCGAGATAAATCTAAAAACGTCCAAAGGGTACTTACTTCCCGATGATCATGCCAAGAAATATTCATCTTGTATTTTAAGGCCAAACAGTAGTGAAAAGGTGGATATGGCTATTCGGAATATGGAGGAGATCGGAAAGGAATTGCACCAGTTGTTAATGAAGAAGGGTACAGGAATGCGGAGCCTTTTTGATGTGTTGGATGACGATGGAATGTTGAAGAGACAAACCGCATGAGCCGCACGATGCCCACCACCAGCCGTAAGACCCCGGGGCCAGCCTGGGGCAGCCGTAAATCTCCGGCGCTTGAGTACAGTGACCGGAGTTGGGGTGTGGGTATCGTGGGCCTCATGCCCTTGGGTATGGCCGTGTACCAGAGATGGCTCGATGATGATCCCAAGTCCGCGCTATCCGGTGTGTTGCCGGGTGGCGGTGTGAGTGTCCCAACAATGTTTAAAAGTATAGGGTAGGCCGGGTGGGACGCACCCGGCCTATTAAGAAAGGAAGCAGAAACTGAAATGGGAATTAACGTGGAAAAAACGAAAGATGCGATTAGGGCCTACGCCAAACGTAGCCTGCCGAATGCCGAGTACATTGACATGACCGAGGCTAAGAGCCTTGCCGGACACCTCATCTATCATTTGGGACGCAATGCAGGTTTATCCTTGACGGCGTGGAATGATGCCGTCTTAGATGCCGAGGCCCAGATCCTTAACTGGCGCGACGAATTAGGGAACGTGGTTCCCGACCTCACAGATGACTGCACCGCTGCGACGCTGGCCGCTCGGCTAGTCGAAAACATTCCGGCGCTGGCTCATCAGCAGCAGGAGACAATATGAGATTTGGCTCTGACCAAAGGACCGAGGCGGACCAGTACGCCGCCTGGTGCAAGCGGTACCAACCACCTCCGGCTAAAAAATCGGAAGAGAGTCAGGAGGAAGATGCGAGCGCAACTGAAAAAGAAAAAGACGCGCCCATAAATTAAAAAGCCGCTTTGGGAGGTAACCCGCAGCGGCTCTTAACTGAAATAACAATAACTAAAGGAGATCCTACCATGGAAAATAATTCAAGTCAAGGAAATATTAAAGAGCTGGCTACGGCTCTCGCCAAGGCCCAAGGCGAAATGAAGAATGCCGCGAAAGACAGCGCCAATCCGTTTTTTAAGAGCAAATACGCGGACCTGGCATCGGTGGTCGAGGCGATCCGCGCCCCGTTCGCCAAGTACGGCCTTTCCTACCTCCAGCGCGTGGAGGAGAGCGCCAAGGACGAAGTCAAAGTGGAAACGATCCTATTCCACGAATCCGGCGAATCGTTTTCGCTCGGCGTCCTGGCACTGCCGGTGACCAAGGCCGACGCCCAAGGATACGGATCGGCGTTGACCTACGCCCGCCGGTACTCGCTCAGCCTGCTCGGCGTGGCCCCAGAGGATGATGACGGTAACGCCGCGGTATCCTCCACGGCCATGTCCGGGAACCACCCCAGCGCCAAGCCGCCCATTATGCAACCGCAGCGCAAAAGCGAGCAGTCTCCCGCTTCCGCGCCGGTCGGCTCGAAAGACACCAATGGCGACTTTATTACCGAAGCCCAGGGAAAGCGGATGTTCGCTATCGCCAAAGGCGCTGGATGGAGCAACGATGCTCTGAAAACCCTGCTAAAAACCTTTTACAACACGGAACACAGCTACCAAATCAAAAAACATGAGTACGATTCCATTATCAAGGACATCGAGACCATGAGCCCAGATCCGGAACCGGAGGCCATCAGTGCTTAATCCGGACTGCATCGCATACCGAGACGATCTCCATACCTACACCCACAAGCCGACGGGAATGATACTCCCGTCGGTGTCCCAAATACCCGGAGTGCTGGGCGGATACGAGGGTATCAGCCCGGCTGTCTTACAGTACGCCGCCGACCGTGGTACGGCTGTCCACTTGGCGGCGCAACTCCACGACGAGGGCGACCTAGACGAGGCCACCGTTGACCCTCTGATCCTGCCGTACTTGTCGGCATGGATACTGTTTCGACAAGATACTGGTTTTAAACCCACACTGCGCGAAGCCCTGGTATACCATGACGCCCTCATGTTTTGTGGGCGATTTGACATGGTTGGGACGTTCCCATCGGGGGATACTGCGCTGCTGGATATCAAGACGCAGAGAATACCAACGCCGGACAAGTGGGGAATGCAACTCGCAGCCTATGCGGAGGCTGCAAAGCCGGACTGCGCACCAAAAACCCGAGCGGTAGTTCACCTCCTCCCTGATGGAAATTACCGATACTACAAGCTGGACGGACACATACACTGGAAACGGTTCAAGGTGTGTTTGGACTTTTTCAACCTGAAACGTGAACTGGAAATCAACGGAAAGACAAACTGAAATGGAAAACATTAAATCCTATAACAATAACTGGAATACGGAAGAGCAATTATCGCTGGCGCGTGTGTTAAACATTGCCAACGACAAGGACAACGAAAGCGCAGGCTATTTCCTGCGCGGACTGAAGACGCTGCAAAAGGCGATCAAAGAAGAACTGGAACCGGAAATTAAGACCGCCTACGAGGCGCACAAGGCATTAACCGCCGGACAGAAAAAGCTCATGCAACCGCTGGAACAGGCGGAAATAATCGTGAAAACCAAAATCTCGGAATATGCGACTCAGCAGGAGCTGGTGAGAAAAGCCGAGCAGCGGCGCCTGGAGGAGGCGGCCCGCAAGGCAGAGGAAACCCGACGATTGGAAGAGGCGGCAATCCTGGAATCCCGTGGTGAAATGGAAGCGGCAACCGAGGTGCTAGCCGAGGCGGTAGCCGCGCCGGCTCCTTTTGTTTTCGTTCCCAAGGCCGCGCCTACCGCCGGGATATCGATGCGTACCACCTGGGACTGGGAGATCGTGGATGAGGACAAAATACCCAGAGTTTTTATGACTGTTGACACAAAGAAAATCTCCAAGGTGGTAGACGCCATGAAAAGCGCTGCCAACATCGCAGGTATCCGGGTGTATGAGACTCAGCAAGTCGCCGCGAGAGGATGGTAATCATGAAATCACTCAACAAGGTTTCGTTGATAGGGCACCTCGGCAAGGACCCGGAAATCAGATCCACGCAAGGCGGGAAGAATGTTGTCAATTTCAGCTTGGCGACCTCTGAAGGGTACGCCAACAAGCAGACGGGTGAGGACACCAGCCGGACCGAATGGCACTCCATAATCGCCTGGGAAAAGCTGGCCGACATAGTCGGATCGTACCTGAAAAAAGGCTCTCTGGTTTACGTGGAAGGCCGTATCCAATCCCGCGAATATGAGGACAAGCAGGGAGTCAAGCGTAAAGCCTTTGAAATCGTGGCCCGTGAAATTATCATGCTCGACAGCCGGAAGGACGCCGCGCAGTCGCAGCCAGCCACCGCCTACCCGGCGGCCACCGACCCAAACGAAGATGATATCCCTTTTTAGGTGGATTATGGCTGCCATGATCGCAAGGTTACCATCCGCGATAGGCAATTTTAAGGCAATAGCATCAGGTTAAACAATAGCTGTATTAAATGAATCTACCGTATTTCAACTTTTACGCTGGAGACTGGATGAAAGATCCGGGACTAAGAGCTTGTACTCCAGCGGCTAGAGGATTGTGGATAGACTTGCTTTGTTTCATGCACCTCGCAACGAAGCGGGGCTACTTAGTTATCGGAGACCAAACACCTACCGATGCCGAGGCAGCCCGCGTAGTCGGATACCAGGTTGACGAGTATACCCTTTTACTTGCGAACCTTGAGCGTTTTTCCGTATTCTCCCGAACAAAAAATGGAACGATTTTTTCTCGCCGGATGGTACGTGACGAAGCGAAGCGCAAGGCTTGGAATACCCGCCAAAAAAGGCATAGAACGAAACAAACGCCTTACAATCTACAAGTTACAGAGCGTGACATAGAGCGTGACAACCCCCCTGTTGTCACGCCTGTTGTCACGCAAATGTCACGGGTATCTTCATCTTCATCTTCATTAAAGAAAGAAGAGGATACACAACCACCTGGAAAACGGGATAAAACGCAACCAATTCCGAGGCCAAAGAACCCATATTGGGATTCGATGGTGGCGGTTTGGGGACCCCCAGTTACCAGAGCTGAACAAGGTAGATTCGGAAAGAATGCTGTGGAGTTCAAAGATGCCGAAATTGATCCATCCGAAATACCAATCAGGTATGCCAGAGCGATCAAGTCCTGGAAAACTTTGCCTTGTAGCCCTGAGGCGTTGTTAAAGCACTGGAGCGAATTCGGTTCACCTAATGGCAATAGCAATGGTTCAACTTCGGAAGATGCGGAAGAGCTTAAAGCAAAACGCCAACTTGAGGCCGATTTAAAACAAACGCGTGATCACCTGGCAACCCAAGAACGCAATAGGAAATTGAGGGATGAGGAGATGAAATGCAATCAGACACAGTAATACCGTCAAGAGTGACGGACGAAAGAGCGGTTTTAGCCTACTTGCTCATGGATGGCGGGGCTGGGTACTACCATCAAACCGGGTTGAAACCTGATAGTTTTCACGTCCCGGCCCATAGGAAAATCTGGCAAGCGATTGAAAAGCGCCTGTCTGCCCCTGGAGCGGGGGTAGATGCGACGATGGTTATTTCAATGCTTTCCGGAGACAGAGAGGCCATATCACACGTTTCTTCCTGCCTGGATGGTGCCGTCAGGTCCGAGCGCATAGCTTTCTGGCACGCGGCCCGGGTTCGGGAAAGCGCGGAGATGAGGGCGGTGATGCTTTTGGGCCAAAAGCTGACGGATACGGCGTCGAATCCGGAGGCGGATCGTGGTGAGATTATCGGGCTGATTGAGAAGTCGTTGGCCAATCTTTATGCCGGGACTGAAAACGCCGGTTGTGATCCGGCGGCGATTGTTTCCCGGGTGGTTGAATTGGCCTTGTCTCAGCGAAAGGCCGAGGGTGTTATAGGTACTGGCATTATCGCCGTAAACCACCTTTTAAACGGCGGATTGCATCCGGGGCGGCTCTACATTGGGGCAGGGCGGCCTGGGAGCGGCAAATCGATTCTTGGGCTGCAAGCGATGGACGCTGCCGTACAACACGGGATGAGGGTTAATTTCCATAGTTTGGAAATGGGACGGGAAGAAATCATTCAGCGATGGCTCGCCAAGAGGTCGCAAATCTCATACGGTGATATCCAGTCTGGATCGGTATTTGGTGCCAATGCGAGAACGTTAAAAGAGGCTGCCGGGTGGATTGAGCAGCGGAAAAATCTTGCTCAAATTTTCGATGGTGGTGACCAGGACTGCGGGATGATTCAGGGCGAGATTCACCGATGGAAACCCAACCTGGTAATTTTGGATTATGTGCAACTCGCCAACACGGACCAGGCGGAAAGATTTTCCAAGAACACCAGCCGGGATCGTGAGATATCGATGATTACCAAGCGCCTGAAAGGCATGGCCCGCAATTACAACGTGCCTGTTTTTGCTATGAGCCAACTGAACCGGGAAATTGAAAAGCGCAAAGGTGGCCGGCCTCAGCTTTCGGACTTGCGGGAATCCGGCGGTTTGGAAGCGGATGCCGATGTTGTTTTGATGATTTGGGAACCCGGTAAAACAGACGAATCCAGGAATATCGAGCGCATGATTCGAGTATCGAAAAACAGGAATGGGTTGACTGGTACGGTTCCATTATTTTTAGACGGTGAACACATGACGTTGACGGAGGAAGATTGGAGAACAAAAAAGAATCAGGCAGTCGCCAGCGCAGCATAGCCGATTTTGAATGGTTACAAAAGGCATATGTGCAAGCACAGGAAAACGCCGATGTGTTGAAACAGATGTATTTTGAAGCTACCCGGAATATTGATAAATCCAGTACCACTGGTAAAGATATCAAGGTGCCATCGTGCCAGCACTCGGCATGACCGCCACATGTCCGATATGCGGAGATGCAGTAGTACCGTCACTGACCGGGAACCGGAAAAAATACTGTTCCGCGGCCTGTAGGATTACGGGCAACGAGCGCCGCCGGCCACCGCGCATCAGGCGGAATAGAAAAGCATCCAGGCGGGGCGGATATCCGGTGAAATGTGATTTGATGCTGCAACCCGGCGCGGTGCGTTACCTGCTGGGCCTCGGGATGCTCAGCACGATCACGGCGATTGAATTGTTAAATGCGAGAATAACCAGATTTAATTTATTGCCACGGGATTATTGTTTTCCAGAACGTGGCCCAATTCAGAAAGGGACAACCAATGATCAAAGCGATGATTCAAGACGATTTGTTTAAACAGGGCTACGTGGATGCAAAACATTCTCCATGGCCGTTGGTCTCGGAGCCGGGGCCGATGCCGGTGGGCCAGGTGGAGATCCGGGAGGTGCCTGATAGGCCGCCATATGAGGAGCGCAAGAGGAATTCCACGCGGCCAATTCGGCACAACAAGAACTCCCTGCTTGTGAAAGTGTTCATGTTGTCGTTCGGGCAGGAGGTGAAAGCGAAACCGGCTTTTCCGGAACGCAAGATTTTGTGGATGCGGGTCCGGCTGATATGGGAAGAGTTCCGAGAGCTGCTTGTGGCGGTTTGGCGGCGGGATATGGTTGCCACGGCGGATGCACTTACTGATTTGCTTGTAGTTGTGTATGGCATGGCTCACGCGTTAGGCGTGCCAATTGATGAATGTTTTCGGTCTGTGATGAATTCAAACATGTCAAAGCTGAACCACGAGGGAAAGCCAATCTACAGGAATGACGGCAAGATCCTAAAAAGCCAGAATTACACGCCTCCGGACTTGCGGAAGGTGATGGGATTATGAGCAAGAATCAGAGGTGCGAAAACTGTGTTTACTGGAAGGACGAACTCTATTGCCAGCGATATCCGCCGGTGATAGTGAAATTAGCTGGCGAGGGAACGTCACTATTCCCGGAAACATTCCCGGAGTGGTGGTGCGGGGAGCACAAGCCAAAGAAAGCGAGTGACGTTAATGGGTAGTAATCAGACGTGCAAGAACTGCTTTTATTGGACAAGTGCAAAACCATCTCTTGGCGATGGGCTCTGCCGGAGGAATCCACCTCATCCTGCCAGGATTTACGATTTGAACGGGCTAGATCACGAGCGCACCTGCGAATGGCCTGCAACCGATATGCTCGACTGGTGCGGGGAGCACAAGCCAAAGAAAGCGAGCGATGCGAATGGATAGCATGAAAGCCGAATCCGTAGTATGCAGCTTTTGCGGGAAAACAATTCCGGCAGATAGGGCTTTTCAATTCGCTAGCCGTAAATCGTGCTGGGAGTGTGAATCTCAGTATGTGCGCGAGGTGGAAGATGCAGTGGATGCGGTTCATCACCGCTGGATGAAAAGGCCGGTAGTGGTAACGGAGGAGCCTATGGGAATGATTAAAGAAGACTGTCCAAGTGACGGCAATGTATAGCCAGCACAAGGGACTGCTATACCTAAGGAAAGAAGGAAATTATGGAAAAAAATAAAGAAAAGTATGTGTGCGGATTTTGCGGGAAGCAAAAATACTCAGTGCGTGGTCTTGTTCTTTTCACGACGCGCAAATCATGTGAGGATTGTGCTTATCAGTTCGACAAAGAGATAGAGGAGGCATGTGATAAGGTTAGAAATATTTGGAATACAAAGCCTATAGCGAAGAAAAAAAATAAGCGCCATGCATAGCCAGCACAAGGGCCTGCTCTGCATCAAGCT